GCCAAAATGGGGGTTGACATATAGGTCGTGCTCCGGTATGATGGAGTCATGAGCTACCATGTGGTTTACGAATTGGGCGGTCCCGGCACACTGAGCAAACGTGGGTTCGCCCACTTTGCCTGTTTCCTTGCGAAGTTTCTGAACCACAAAAAGGAACCGGTGACGCTGGACCGATATCGGCGCACGCTCACCGAAGTTCAGGCAAGTGAACACAATTGCCTGTTGTGCAAGGCCAAGCTCAACGAACCCTCTCTGATGCCGGTCGAACCGGTCGCGTAGGTTCCTTCAGTTCGACAAAGATGCCATTTCGATGGTGTCTAAATTGAACTGATGGAACCTATTTTCGTTGACCAAGACTCCCCTTCCGAAATCCAACTCGAACAAGGCAACCAGATTCCGATTCAACCGGCTGTGCAGACTCTTTTGCGCCGGTGGATCAAGGAACGCGACGCTCTTGAGAATCAAATCAATGGCGTGTTGCAGTCTTTCGTTGTCGGGCATCCCGGCGTGTGGGATCTGGACGACTCCATCGCATTCATGATCCGGCGTGCTCCAATCGCGGGCGCGGGCGGTCCTACGGAGCGATAAGACATGGCTGGCATCACGATTCAATTTCGGCGCGGGACGACTGCGAACCACAGCGCCTTCACTGGCGCGGCGGGCGAAATCACTGTTGACACGACAAAGTGGACTTTGGTGCTCCACGACAATTCGACAGTGGGCGGGTTCGCCATGTCCAAGGAAGGACATACACATACCATCGCCAACATCACTGATATCCACTATCAGACGTTGCGCCGGGCCGGTACACCCTTCACTCAGCGTTCCCGGATCAATTTCTCTTCCGGGTTCTCTCTGACGGACGATTCCGGCAATGACCAGACGACGGTGGATCTGAACGATTCTGGCGTCACTGGTGCCACGTATGGCAGCGGCACGACGGTCGCACAGGTACAGGTGTCTTCGAAGGGCATCATCACTTCCGCGTCCAGCGTTGCGATTGACGTGACGGCTCTTCTGCCGACAGCGACGGGCAATGCTGGTAAGTTCCTATCCACAGATGGATCGACGGGCCGGTCGTGGGATCACCCGGTTACCGCCCCGGCGTATGCTAGCGCACCGGCCCCGGCGACTGGCAATACTGGTCGTGTGGTATTGCCGGGTACCGGTTTCGGTTTGCGCCGTTCGACGGGTTCGGTCTATGAAGCGTTTGGTCCGCTGGTGAAGTTTGAGACGCCGAACTTTGGTTCCTTCTCATGGATCAACCAAGGCGGATCAGCGGTATCATCCAGTTCGCTTGGTGGTGTGTTTATTGACACCGTGGCGGCGGAAGCATCAGAGAACCTTCGACTGATGCAAGCGTCTCTCAGCGCGGCCCCGTGGAAGATCACAGCGGCCTTCTATCCGTATCTCAATGGTTCCACCCCGGCAGAGTGTGGCATCTTCCTTCGGAACAGCACAGACAGCAAGATCGTGACCTACGGTGCGTCGTTTGGTTCAAGCACGTGGTTGCGCGCGGTCGGTACCAAATGGACCAATGAAACGACGGTTGATTCCACGTACTTCACGACTTCGTATGGACTGGTCGCTCAGCCGGTTTGGTTCCAGATCCAAGACGACGGTGCGGATCGGATCTTCCGTATCTCTATGAACGGCGTGCATTGGCACGATGTCAACAGCGTTGTCAACAGCGACTTCTTGAGTTCCCGGAGCCAGTATGGTTTCTATGTTTCTTCGCGGGCCGGTACGACGCGGGCGGCGATGGCGTTGATGAGCCTGATCGTCGAATAGCGGGTATAAGTATACTGGTGACCCCAAATTTGGGTAAACAGGAGAACAGACAATGAGTGCAAACAGTGGCCCTTCCGTTGCGTTGGATCAAGGTGCGACGGGGCGAATCATGTTGGCGGCTCTTCGCCGCCTTCTAGCCGACCGTCAATCGGTGGTCGTGGAACTCAAGGACCCGCGTGGCATTTTCACGGTGCAAAAGGTGGATGGTCAAGTGAACGTCCGCCCGGCGACAGAAAAGGAAATTGATGCCTTCACCAGTTACGATAAAATTATGAATGCGATGAGTAAGAAAATCGCAGTCTAATGAACTGGCGCGACATCATTTTCACACCGAAACTTTTCCCAACAATCCAGATCGGATTGAGTCTAGCGGCGGCTGTTTGGTACTACTCGACTGGCGACATTCGCCGGGCGATATACTGGATAGCCGCCGCTGTGTTGACTACGACCGTCACCTATTAGATTGGACGCCGGTCGAAGATAGACCCGCGCTGTGGTGCCGCTTGCCGTTGAGGTAACGGCGGACGGGATGATGTTGCGGGCGCGGCGGACATCCTTCCACCATCCATGAAGACCGGCTGGACTGCATTAGCCTTTTCGAAGGCTGAATTGCACGACAGAATGATAGACCGCAACATGAAGCCGGTCACCACTTCCACACCATTCTCGTTTACGATGGCCCCGGAGCTATCAGGCACAATACCACTAGGGACTGCCTTGTAGTGCCCGTGGAGCTTCGTGAAGATCGGCTGCATGGTTTCGTACCAAGGATTCGCGCGCGTGGACATATCGTGGATCGCGAAGCGAATGGTCACATACCAACTGTTGTCCGCGTCTACGACTTTCATGTCGATGACTTGACCGATCATGCGATCCAGCCGCAAGGTGCCGTCCGGGTAGAATTCATCGGCAAGGCAAACGCCAAGTGGGTCATGTGCGGCTTCGATGACGGGTTGGTTAGAGAAGTACAGGCGTTGGGCGTTCAGGAAGTCCTTGCGGCTGTATCGGCGTCCGTTCTTGGTGACGCCACCATCGGCGATGATGGCGTCGTAGACACCGGTAGGGCGAAGACTGCTTTCCTTGATCGGCTCAAGAAGATCGTATGCGTTCCGATACGGAGCATACAGTTCGTTGATGGGGGTTCCTTTGATGCGTCTGTCAATTCTTTGCACGCTGACATTTAGTCGCGGCGAAATCGTTTCGACAATGCGTTCAGTTTGGTATCGAAGGACTTGCGCCAGAACAGGAAAGAGATGGCCGAACCAACGATCAACCCAATCAAAAATGATCCAATACCGATCCAGATGAGCACGGTCGTTCCGCCTTTCATTCAGTCGGCATGAACCGACCTACGAATTTCTGATCCCGGACGAACTCCGGGATGTCCTTGTCAGTATACCAGTTTGCGACTTTGATGCGACCCGGTGCTTTCTTATAGACAGCGGTTCCCCGGCGGAACCATGCTGGCGTCTCTTCCCATTTGACTTTCTTCTCTTTGCGCAAGAGTTCGATGGCGTCTTTCGACGAAACCTTGTGGAGACGTTTGGCGCTGAAGTGGTGGCGGGCCAGCATCGAAACACTGTTGCGGATCGCGTCCTGTTGCCGCCAGATGAAGTAGTTGACGACTTCGTGTTGTGCCGGGATGATGAAGGCGCGGGCGTCGAACTGCCCCATGAGATTCGGGGAAATCTTCATCATGGAGTAGTTGAAATACGCGGTGAAGGCGGAAGCCGCGATAGTTTCGATCTTGGACTTGTTCCCACCGAACCACATTTGTGTTTCGTGGGTGTCGTAGTCGGTCGCAAGGAAGCTGGCTTCGTCGCTCTGTGTATAGGCGAACTTGCAACCGCCGATCTCTTCGGCCACCATCCGGGTAGCGAAGGTCATGGCATCATGAATCGTTTCGTCGTAGGGACGTTTGAAAGGCTTCGTGAAAGTGTGAAAAGCCCGTCCGTCGATGCGAACGATGAGGTTAGTCCGTTGGGGAAGTACTTGACGAAAAGGGTCTTCGTACTTCCCTTTCATCCGGTCGCCTAGAGAATCCTTCATTCCCCAATTCTAAGCGACCGGGCAAGAGTGCGAAAATCCGTTATGCGCTGGCAGCTTGTTCCGGTTGTTCTTCCCGGCGCAACTTCCTCCAGTTCCACCCACGAATGACAGCGACAGGAGCGGGTTCCGGCATGGGTTCCGGTTTCGGCTCTTCGATGCGAAGCGGAGCAAATTTCCGTTCATTGACCGGCGCGATCTTCGTTCGCTCCATCACCGTGTAGTAGGAATCGACGAAAGCGTCCGCACCCCGGACGATAGCCGCGATCCACCGTTGATACTCATACAGCCGGTAGATGAAGTTCTGGAGCATCCGGCGACGCACATTGCGTTCGACGTGGCCGATGTGCCGGATGAGGAACCACCCCACGAAAAAGAACGCTATGACGAAGAGAAGCACTAGTGTGGATTCTGGTATTGCTTGTGTTTGTCGCATACCTGATTAGTATGTCAGAAATCTCGTTTCGCGTCAACTGGCGCGCTCTAAATGTCTGGCATGCTAGAACTTCAGCGTGCCCTGCGAACAGGCGAAGAGACGACGGAATCACTGTCGGCACGTGGCATCCGTGCCAAAGAGCACCCGGAATATCCGGGCCTTTGGCATTTCAGCTACGATCAACTTGAAGCCAAACCAAGTGATCCGATGGTCCGGGAAGCGCGCGGGTTGATCCTTGACCAGAATGACGATTGGAAAGTCGTCGCCGCGCCGTTCTTCCGTTTTGCCAATCACGGCGAATCGTGGGCCGATGCGATTGACTGGTCTACAGCCGTCGTGCAAGAGAAGGTAGACGGATCGTTGATGATTGTCTGGTACTACAACGGTCAATGGAACGTCAGCACCAAGGGAAGCCCGAACGCGGGCGGTCAGGTGGACGTGCATCCGTTCACGTTCTCTGAGTTGTTCTGGCGGGTCTGGAAGGATCGCGGTTTCTCCACCGGGTACATGCATCCTCTGTTCACGTATATGTTTGAACTGGTGTCCCCGTACAATCGGGTAGTGTGCAACTACGGAGAACCGAATCTCATTTTCCTTGGCGCGCGGAACAATGAAACTTTGGTCGAACAATCGGCACATGAGTGGGCATGCGAATACTTGCCGGTGCCGGTTGCTCACTATCCGTTGAACAGTCTGGACGATGTGATCGCGGCGGCGCAAAAGTTGACCCCGGAGTCGGGCGAAGGTTTTGTCGTGGTGGATGGACAGTACCGCCGGGTGAAGATCAAATCCCCGGCCTACGTCTTGGTTCACCATGCCAAGGATGGATTCGGCCAGCGGCGGATCATTGATCTGATTCGTTTGGGTGAAACCAGCGAAGTGCTCAGCTACTTCCCGGAGTACCAACAGCAGTACGATGAACTGAATTCCGCATTGGATGAACTGGTCGCAGAGTTGGAAGAGGCGTATGCCAAAATTCAACACATCGAAATCCAAAAGGACTTCGCGGTCGAAGCGTTGAAGACTCGATATTCGGCGGCGCTGTTCCAGACGCGGAATGGTCGTACAACGTCCATTCGGTCGGCTGTGCTGGCCGCGTCAACTGAAGTGCTCGAAAGGTTGCTTGGTGCCCGGAAAACCCGTGTTATCATTCCACATGCGGGAAATCCTACGGAAGATGCGCCAATGCCTGACACGGAAGAAGGAAGCGCCTGAACCAGAAGTCATCCGTGGGCCGGACGACATGCGCAAAATAATGGAAGACGCCGGGATGATCGTGATCCAACACGATTGCGGTCCCGGCGTCTTCTTCTTTGAACGGGTACCCGATTCCGTCTTCGAAGAAATTGAAAAGAGTGCTTGACATATAAGTCCCATTGTGCGAAGATTGGATCAGGAGAGAGAAAACAAATGGGACGTAGCAGAACTTGCAAGTACAAAGTTGAAGAGATTTACGGTCGGGGCACCAATCTTGCCCCGGCGGTCTACGGTGCCGACAAGTTGCCGAAAGACATTGAACGCCACGTGATGTGCAACGTGGTCAGCACGATGCCCGGCTTCATCAATGAAGCGGTCGGGTATCAGTTCGGGATCACGATTCCCGCGCTGGTCCGCTACACCGCTCAGCTTGGCCCGAAGGCCGGTGAAGTGGTTCGCGAATGGAAGTGCCCCGCGTTCATGGTGTTGCCGGACCCGGCGAACTATCCCGAAGTCGCCAAGCACCCGAACCCGAAGCCGAAGGCGGAACCGGTCGATGCCTAAGTTCACCGTCGCATCCCGCAACATGTCCATCGAAATTGCAGAAGAGGACATGTTGGCGATCCTTCGTGCGGAAGCTGGTCGCAATGCCGTGCCTGTGGCCTTAGTGACGAAGCTGGACGATCTTGGTGGTGTCTACGACATCAACTATGACGGCCATTTTGGACCGGCCATCTATTGCGCCATTGAGTTCCCGGAGCCAAAGGGCCTTCGGAAGAAGATCAAGGACATCATCAAGGCGCATGTGAAGGAATGCCGGGAGTGGGTAGCAACCCCGCCGGAAGAGTTCGAACAGCGCGCGAAACGAGTTTGTTAGTCGGTTTTTCTCTCCACCATTCGGTGCGAACATTGGACCGTGGGACTAAACAGTCCCGTGAGTTTTATGACGCGAACCGAATACATTGACTGGCTCATCGCAAAACACGAAGATGAACCAGATGACGCGGCGGAACGCATCCGCCGCGATTTTTTTGAAACCCTTCGACATGCCGGATTGATCGTTCCCGACGATCAGGACACCCGTCCTGTGCGCACCGGATTCATGTGCAAAGTAGACTTTGAATGTGAGCTAGGCGGCGCGATGGGTGGCAACCACGTCTATCCATCGATTCATGATTTGCGGGCAAACCGCAAGTGTGTCAATGGTCTGTCGGACATCGCTGAAGTCGAAGTACAGGAAGTGCGCGTCGTCGAAGAGAGTGACTTCGAAGGTGGTGGATGTGGGATCACCGAAGTTCGCGTGCGCCAGCTTCGGGACGCCACCGAAGAGGATGTGAAGGCCGAAGAAGAAGCCCACGCGGAGTGGGAAGCCAAGTGGGGCAGAAAGGAAGATGTTTGAGCTTCATCGCGGCGATTGCCTAGACGTGATGAAGACGATACCGGACGAATCGTTCGATCTTGTCATCACCAGTCCGCCCTACAACATCCACAACACGACCGGCGGCGGATTCTCGAAGAACGTATGGGAAAGTTCCCTGTGGAAAGGACCGGCGATTGCTGACGCCTACGACGGCACTGAAGACGCTTTACCGCGTCCGGTGTATGTGGAGTGGCAGAAAGCCGTCCTGAGCGAAGCCTACAGGCTTCTGAAGCCCACCGGAGCCATCTATTACAACCACAAGCCCCGTGTGCAAGCCGGGATCTATGAAATGCCGTTGGAACTGAATCCCGGTCTTCCTTTGCGTCAGATCGTGATCTGGCGGAAGTCGGGCGGGATCAATTTCAGTCCGACGTTCTACCAGCCGTGGACGGAATGGATCATGATCTTTGCGAAGCCCGGTTTCCGGTTGAAGAGCAAAGGCGCGTCTGGCATGGGTGACGTGTGGGAGTTTGTTGTGGAGCGGAGAAACCCGCACCCGGCGGCGTTTCCCATTGAGTTGCCAGATCGCATTTTGCAGACCGCCCCGGCACAAAGAGTGCTGGACCCGTTTATGGGATCGGGCACCACGGGGATCGCATGCATCAAGCATGGTGTCGATTTCGTGGGAATCGAAAAGAGCCAGAAGTACTACGAAATGGCGAAGTATCGATTGGAACAGGCCGCGCTTGGTGACTTCACGACATGGAAGGAACAGTTCGACGATACGTGCAACCCGTTGCCGCCGAAGACTGTGAGCCTGTTTGACAAGTTCACGGAAGACTAAGGGGTACTAAGGTTTTCATCCCATTGAAATGATTCGTGTGTTCCAGTACCGTGAAAAGTATGGAGCACACGATATCGGGACAAGAATGCGCGGACATTTTGACTGCGCTCAAGGTGAACGGGTATCTTCGTCTTCCCGGCGATCATCCTGTTCTCTCACAGCTTTTGGACAGCCGGGTGGTGAAGTTCCGCCCGTTCTATGAGAAGGAAGACGATCAGAACGTCTTCTTACAAACGATCAACACGAAGAAGCAAGGCATCAAGACCGCGCTTGAGCGGAATGATTTTCCGGGGATCATGAAACTGGCCTTGGCGATTCAAGAGATCAGTACCGCTATCACCGATCATGTGTGGGTAGCGAACGTTTCTGACGAAGTGTTGGACCAGTGGATTGACATGTTCCAAAACGATTTCGCCTCCGTCGCTGCGTAGAACCCACAACTCGTTTTTCGAAAACGACCCATTCCGATAAATACTTCGCGAATGGGTCGTCCTCATTTGTACAAGCGATTCCGTGAAGGGATCGTGATAGGAAGTCTGAGCCTGTATCGCATCCGCAACGAAGCGGATTGGGCAGCGATGCAGATGGGACTCCGTGGCTCTCACCCGGTCGAATATCAGGGTGAGACGTACTATCGTCCGGGCGACACCCCCGCCGCGTTTGAAGCCGCCTTCCACCGTCCAGTCAAATCATTCCAAGAATTCGTAGAGGACAACCGCTAGATAGTTGCGGAGACACTATGCCCACCTACGAATACTCTTGCACTGCCTGTACCGAAGCCTTCGAGCGCCGCCTTTCAATGGATCGCCACACGGAGCCGGAAACCCAACCGTGCCCCGCTTGCGGCAAAGAGAACACCGTCAAACAACAAGTATCCATGTTTGCGTTAGGTGATCCGATTCGCCTTGGAATTACCCGGCCTGACGGCGGCTTCACGGAAGTGATGGACCGCATCAAGAAACAGCACCCGGTTAGCCCTATGGCAAGGAATACCAGCAAATACGGGAGAACAGGAGTGGTGTGAGCGGCAACCACAATCATCAACGTAAACCCAAGGTTGTCGCTAAGGAGACTGGAACCAAACCAATGTCAAAGAAAAAGCGGCAACCGACTGAACAGCAGTCATCATTTCAGCTTCGACCGAAGAAGATTGTCCCGCTGAATGATGCGCAAAGAGACATGTTTGATGACTATCGGGAAGGATACAACCTCTTCCTGAATGGTTGCGCCGGAACAGGCAAAACGTTCTGTGCCATCTATCTAGCTTTGCGCGACGTGATGATGCCAAATTCGAAGTATCAACGAATTTACATCGTCCGTTCGGCTGTCCCGTCACGGGATATGGGATTCTTGCCCGGTAAGTTGAAAGAGAAGTTGGAAGCCTATGAATCTCCCTATCGCGGGATCTTGGGAAAGATTTGCGACCGGGGCAACGCATGGGAAATTGCGATCCAACGTGGTTACGTCGAAGTGATTTCGACCAGCTACTTGCGCGGTATGACACTGGAAAATTGCATCGTCATCGTAGACGAAGTGCAAAATATGAACTACGAAGAACTGGCGACAGTCATCACCCGCCTTGGGGACGATTCGCGGGTGATCTTCTGTGGTGACACCAAGCAAGACGATCTGTACCGCAACAAGTACGACACCAGCGGCATGGCTCAGTTTGAAAACGTGATCGACCGAATGGAGTCAATGCGAATTGTCGAATTCCTGCCGGAAGACATTGTTCGATCCGGTATCTGCCGGGAGTTCATTTTGGCTGAATTGGGCATCACGCCAGAACAAGAGGCACCAGCGGAAGCCGTGTAGCTTCCCATTTTTGACCCTACATTTCGGATGCTAATCTGGCGGCTGAGTACTAATTCAGCCGCCATGCTTCTTTCAAAGACATTCACGCAAACACCACCCGCTGTGTCGTTGCCCCGGCTAGGAAGGACCACGCTTCCTAACGGAAAACGAGCATATAAAGTCCCGTCCGGGGATTTCTACCCATCCGTCACAACCGTCGTCGGGATCGTCAAAGAAGACGCGATCAAAGAATGGCGTGCCCGTGTCGGTGAAGAAGAAGCCGCCCGTATTGCAAAAGCCGCCGCCGGACGCGGTACCGAATTGCACTACATGGTCGAACGGTATCTTCTGAACGAAGTTCCCAAGTCCGAAAATCAGACCGCGAACATGTTGTTCAATCGCATCCGGCACATCTTGAACCGGATCGACAATGTGCGCGCCCAAGAAATTGCTCTGTGGTCCGACGAACTTATGGTGGCCGGGACGTGCGATTGTGTGGCGGACTACAATGGTGTGCCGTCGATCATTGACTTCAAAAGCGCATTGCACACGAAGCAAGAGGATTGGATTCTCGACTACTTCATGCAAGCGACTGCCTACTCCTACATGTGGGAAGAGCGCACCGGCGAAGCCATCGATCAAATCGTCATCATCATTTCAAGTGAAGACGGAACGGCCAGCACGTTCGTGAAAGACCGGCGTGACTACCGCGCCATGCTTGAAGAGACAGTTGTTCGTTACTACACCGAACGCTTCAATACTGACTTCGGGTTTGATTTCGAAAACCTCAAGGTGGACAACAATGACGCCAACGCCGCTAACTGAAATCGCTTTCCGGTATCTTGACCATACCGCCCATCAGATCAAGAATCGTCATTTGCGTAACATCACCTATGGTGCCATCTGCGATCCGCGCTTTCAGGCGGGCGTAGGTTCCGCTGACAAGCACCATGCATTCGAAGGCGGTCTGATGGTCCATACCGCTGAAGTGACTGCCATCGCGCTGAACATGGCAACACAGTTCGAACAGGTGTCGTTTGATGTGCTGGCGACCGCCGCGATCTTGCACGACTTCATGAAGATCCACGACTATGAAATCTCCCCATTGGGGACGATCATCAAGACGGAGTATCGCAAGTTGGTCCGGCACTTAGCCGGGAGTCATGCGATGTTCTATGCCAGCGTAGTCGGATTGAGTGAAGACGACGTGCCCGGTTCGATTCGCATGCGTATCGAACACGCGATGCTTGCTCATCATGGCCGGTTGGAGTGGCAGACAGCGATTGAGCCGGTCACGCCGGAAGCGCACATCTTGCACTATTCCGACATGATGTCATCCCGGTTCGGAGCATCACAACCCGATCAATCGTCAAGTATTATCCCGATCATGTGAACGGTAAGTACGAACGTTGGGCAATATCAATGTCAATCAACACCGAAAAAATCAGGGAATTGAATCAGCAGTTGGATCACATCCGGCATCAGATTCAGGAAGCGGCGAAGGGTGTCTTTGCCGATTTGATCGCTGATCTGTTCAAAGAGAACGAAGACCTCGATTCCTTTGGATGGCGTCAGTGGACTCCGCATTGGAACGATGGTGCGCCGTGTGTCTTCGCGGCCAGCACCGATCCCGACACGATCTACATCAATGGCAGCAATGTCTACGATGACGACTTCGACATGATCGAAGTTGAAGAAATGAGCGATGATGAGAACCGCCGCGCCGCTGAATTAGCAGACATGGTTAGCAAAATTCTCATCGCTGTCGGTGATAGTAACCTAGAGTTGATGTTTGGTGACCATGTGGAAATCGTGGTTCATCGGAACGGAGATATCGAAGTCAAGAAGTATGAAGAACACGATTAACACGGTGGCGGAACGTCGCACTTCCGCCACTACATCACAGAGGCGACAGAAAGGATGGCACAAGAACTAGTAACCCGACTCATTCGACACTTAGGCCCGGCTCTTGCTCATGAAACATTGGGCAACGGCATCAGCCAAATCGTCAATCAACTCAATCTCGACAACGCGCCGCGCCTGATTGGTTTCTGTGGAGCGGCTGGTGCCGGGAAAGATACAGCAAGTTTTCTCTTGTCGTTTCTCGGTTATCAAAAATTGGCGTTTGCTGACGCTTTGAAAATCGAAGCATACGACTCAATTACTAATCCCACCGAAGAATATCAGGTGCGCGTGCGGGAAGAATTGGGCATCAATTTGCCCTTTGCTTTGGATGTCGCGACCGCTGATTACGACAAAGTAGACATCATCAACCGCCGGAAGGTGGAATTGCGCCGGTTGCTGCAATGGCACGGCACTGAATACCGCCGGGCACAGGACAAGGACTATTGGATCAATCGGGTCCGGGAAAAGGTCAAGACCGGCAAATGGGTTGTCTCCGACGTTCGGTTCCAGAACGAAATCGCCATGATCCGCGAAGAGGGCGGGCAAGTTTGGCTGGTCACCGGGCGCGATGACGGCTACACTCCGACTCACGCCAGCGAAACCGACTGGAAGGACACGACGTTCGACGCGACGTTCGAGAATGGTGGCGACATCACCGTCCTTCAGAACGCCTTGTATCGGTGCATCTTTGACCGGAAGGTGATGGCGCAATGAGCAAACCCCGCGTCTATCTTGCCGGTCCTATCGCCGGGCAGAACTACTCCGAAGCGACGGAGTGGAGAAATCAGGCCAAGGTTTTCTTGGCCGATCATGGCATCGATGGTTTGTCCCCGATGCGCGCCAAGAGCTACCTGAATGACGGAAAGCTCTTGGCGGACGGGTATAAGGAATTCCCGTTGAGCACTGACGATGCAATCACCGCGCGCGACCGCATGGATGTCATGCGGTCAGATGTGGTTCTTTTCAATTTTCCACCCGGCCTGTCCCGTGTCAGCATCGGAACGTGTATTGAATTCGGGTGGGCAGACGCATTCCGTAAACCGTGTGTGGTGATCCTTGATGAATTGCACGATCACGCCATGATTCGGAACCTGATCGATTTCAGGGCCAACAACCTTGAGGATGCGTTGAACATGGTCGTTGCAATTCTGAAGCCTTGAGGAAAAACTATGATGAGCAAAAGCAACAAGGCCATCCGTGTTGCGCGGAAGGCCGGTTATCGAGTCAACCGCAACGGTGTCGTCGTTCGTGATGAAGACAAGACCCGGTTGAAGAGCTATTCCCACAATCGCCGGGAACCGAACCAGTACCGGAAGGTCTATGTGGAAGAGGCTGGTACGTGGATCTACGTTCACCGGCTGGCCGCGTATGAGAAGTTCGGCGCACAGGCTTTCAGCAAGAAGTACTACGTCGGGCACAAAAACAACGACGGAACCGACAATCGTCCGTCCAACATCATCCTGACGCCGCGTGAAGGTCGGTCGTTCAAGAGTTCCACCCGCCGCCCGATCACGGACACGGATATCCAGATCGCGATGGAAATGCATCAGAACGGCTATACGTCGTGCGACATCGCCGCCCGGCTCATCCGTTCGCCCCGGACGTGCCGTGCGATTGTGGAGCGCCTGAAGGCCACGGAAGAGGCATCCGCGTGAAAGTCCTTGTTGCCGGTAGTCGGGAAATTGCAGATCCGGCGATCATCGAACGCGCCATCCGTGAATCCGGGTATGAAATCACGACCCTGATTTGCGGCATGGCGCGGGGTGTGGACATGTTGGCCTACCATTGGGCGAAGGCCAACAATGTCCCCGTCGAAGAGTACCCGGCCAATTGGGATAAATATGGCAAGAGTGCGGGCATGCGCCGCAATCGGGAAATGGTCGCGGTGGCAGATGCCGCCGTGATTGTATGGGATGGAAATAGCCCCGGAACGGAGAACACCATCAGCTTGCTGAAGGCGAAGGGGATTCCCTACTATCTTGTCGAAGCCTTCTGACCAAAATTCATAAATACCTGTCATGCCAGCGGATAGTTGGCGATTTTAGAACAGGACTCAACATCGTGAATCTTGGAATCTCCGAAGCTACCGTGGCTATCGTATTTGGCATCATTGGCATCCTGACCAGCTCTTTGTCGTGGGCCGTGCATATGAAGGTGCGGAACGACATTCTGGAAAACAACGTTCAATCTCTCAAAGAGATCGAAGCGTTGAAAGAAAAGGTCATCCATGACCTTAACGCTGTCAACATTGGTTTGGTCAGCCTCAAAACGACCGTTGCTGACACCCTCATGGCGATGGTTGAAACGAAGTTCGTTCGGGAAGACACCTTCCGCACCCGGCTGGAACAGATCGAAGACAAGATCGAAAACGTCAAAACTGTCGTTGAAGTTCAGATGAAGAGCATGCACGAAACCTTCGATTCCCGGTTGGAAGACATTCGTCGGCATCTGATTGAATGCACCTAGAAAAAAATTTCTCCCTGTCTAACTTGTTGAAAAGTCAGCGACCTTGGGTTAAACGAGACTCCAAACTCGGTAACCCAAGGTTTTTTTGTCTTGACGAAACGAACGAAAACCGCGATACTGACAATGTGAGCCGCAAGCGAAAGAGCACCGGCTTAACCAGAGTGGCAACAATGCCATCTGATCCAAAAGGAGCTAACCTACTCATATGTCAGTGTTCTCAGTTGAATTCGGAAAGCGCACGGGCTACGCACTGAACCCGTCGCTCATCAAGTTGCCGGATCATTCCTTGCAGGGCCGATTCGGAATCAAGCCGAAGGCGGTGGAAGAGATGGCCGAAAGCCTCTTGACCGAAGGCCAGAAGCAGAACGTCATCGTCCGCAAGGACAACGAAAACGCCCCGGTTCTGGTCGCGGGCTTCCGCCGCCGCGCCGCCGCGTTGCTCATCAACGAAAAGCGTCACGACAAGACCTTCCGCTCGAAGCTGTCGGAAGCGGCCATCGCCAAGCTCGACGCGATGGGCGACGAACCGTTCCTTCTCGAAGCGAAGCTGGAGTCGATCAACGAAAAGGCCGCGTTCCTGTCGAACGTCACGGAAAACGTGGGCCGCATCGAACTGTCGCCGATGGATCGCCTGAAGATCATCATGGTGCTCCGCGACACCTTCAAGATGAAGGACGCCGAAATCGCGGCGGTCTTCGGCAAGAAGCCGTGGTACGTCTACCACCACCTGAAGCTCTCCGAACTCTCCACCCGCATTCAGGAGTTGGTGGACGCGGGCGTCATCAGCCTCGAAGTCGCCGCCAAGACGCTGGTCAAGGTGCCGGAATCCGAACGCGAAACGATGGTGGACGCCATCGTCGCCGAACACGCTCAGAATCAGGCCGAAAACGAAGCGATGGCCGAAGAGGGCACGATTGACCCGGCGACGCTCAAGCGCATCACCGGCGCGGTGCTGGCGAAGCACGAACGCGAACGCCGGTCCAAGACGGGCGAAGATGGCTCGAAGATCAAGCGCACGCTGGCCGATCTGAAGAAGTTCTCCCGCAACTACGTCGAAAGCCACCCGTCCGACGAAGACCCGACCTCCGCTCTTCTGGTCGATTTCATGGCCTTCCTCGAAGGCGGGATCAGCGAAGCCACGCTGGTGCGTCGCATCAAGAAGCACCTTGGCATCGAATCCGCCACCAAGAAGGCGGGCGCGGTCGCCGCTACCAAGTAGTCCTGTTCACCCTCAAAAAAGAACGCCGGGCCTTCGGGTCCGGCGTTTTTCTTTTGCTAGATACCTAATGCATGCGTAACACCATTTTGACTCTCTATTCGCTTTTTGCTTCTGTTTGTGTTTTTGGTCAGACCCCGCCTCCTGTCACGATCAGTCCACAGGAAATCAATGCCGTAGCCGATAAAGCCAGCGCCACCAAATTGACGTGGCCGATCACGGTGGCATTGCCGCCCGGCACGAACAATCAATCTGTTTTTGTTCAGGTCAACTCTTTTGCAAACCTTCTTCCGCCCGGCGTCACTGTCACCCCGTCCGCCGCATTGATCTATCCGAACTACCCGGCAAACATTGAACTAGCGATCAATCCCGCCGCGCTCACATTGGACGTGGGCAAGTATCCTTTCCTTCCGATCACCTTCACCTATACCGGCAATGGCGTCCAGAACTGGTCGCAAACGATCACGCTGAATTTGGAAGTCACTGACTCCCGGCTGTCTCAACTCCCACCAGCGATCCAGCGGCAAGTCCCGCACATCGCCGCCGGTGGCGGATGGAAGACCACTTTGCGATTTGTGAACCCCGGTATTGACACAGCGGTCATGCGGGTCCAGTTTGTTCGCCCGACCGGGACTCCCTTGTCGCTGGTCGCCAATAGCATCTATGGCAGCGATGCCATCGTCACCATTCCGCCGAAGGGTGTAAGCCTGTTGGTCCTCACTGATCCTTACGTGCCGCATCCGAACGTCACTACGGGGCACGCTGAAGTTCTCCCGCAAGTCAATGGGACTGGTGTAGGCTTCAGCATCGCCTATGAGTTCCCGAACAGCCGGGGAGAAGCTATGGAAGCTGCTACGCCGGGCGTCGCGCCAGACAAGGATACTCTGAACTTGGTCTATGACCTTCGGAACAACAACGCCACCGGTGTCGCACTGTCGAACGCAATGGGATTCCCGCAAGTGGTGACCTTGACGTTCTTCAATGACGCGGGCGTGCAACTGTACCAGACAACTGCCACACTTGTGGCGAAGGGTCAGGTGTCGTTTACCGTTGATAAGACGGCATTTCCGTCACTGGAAGGCAAGCATGGAATCATGGTCGTGAAGGGTCCGTTCAAGGCTTTGTCCGGCCTGTCCCTGAAGTTTTCCCCGTCTGGCGGGTTTGTGCCCTTGACCTCATTCTAAAATGGGGGCTTGACATATCAGCCAGAGTGTGCTTAACATATAAGTGGCGTCGTAGGACGCCGTTTCGGACCACAACCTTGGCTGTGGCCGGACGCGGGCGCGGTGTATTTGGCTACACCGCGCCCGTTATTTTATTGCACGGTTGTTCTCTCGAACCCGACCAAAACGTCGCGGGGAGTGACGGTATGGGGACCGTCCTTGGTTTCCACGATCATCGGGATGTCATTCAGATTCGTCACCCACGGTTGATCGAAAAGTTTGAAGCGCAACTCTACAAACCCGGCCTTCATTGCGATGGTCAGATGTTGAAGAGACTGTTCACCGGTCAACTCGAACTCTTTGATGAGATCGGATGGCATGATAATGAAGCCAGCTTCTTTGGCGGCGATGTGTTCGATGACCTTAGAGTCTAGGTTCATTTCGTGTCTCCAGATAGTCCTTGATGTGATCGACAATTTCCCCGGCGCGGAGCATATCCCGAACCGCTGACAAACCGGGTGCTGTGTTGAGATCCACAGCGTATCCATCTTCCATACTACCAATCAGGTCTACAGCGACAAGCGGGAAATCCAGAAACGCATCCGGTCGCGGAATGCCTTCACTCATGCCGGTCGTGACGATTTCTACATCACCGACATTCGACCGCCAGTCGTCGTTGGAACGATAGCACATCCCTACCCACAGCCGCCCGATCCAGACTTCCCGGTATGAGACAGTCGTGGTGTCGATGCCAGACAGGGTGCCAAGGTAGACGGAGCAATATGTCTCCGGGTCCAAGGTGTTCACACCGACTTTGCGTTTGCCTTCGCCGCGATGCGCGAAAGGGTCGTCGTAAGCAACGACGGTCCATCCTTCGCCGGGCGCGTGAAAATGAGTTTTGATCTTGGCGGCGGTGCCGTGGGGCGGCACCTTGTATCCGGCGCGGCTCAGCAGTTCGAAAACGTCGCGCCGGTGCATGTCCGTTCGGGTGAATCGCTCGAACACGTCACCCGACCGGTCAAACATGTGGTCATAGAAATCGCGGAAGTCTGACCGCAACTGTAGCTTCACGCCACTAGTTTAGCTTCGCGCTCTTTCAGTTCGTCGTCCAGAAACCAATGCTTGTTTTCTGCGATGTTGTAAGGCTGGTCGTCCTTGTGCCATTGCGCGGGACCGACAGTGGTCTGTTGCCAGCACACAGCTTGCCATCCGTATTCGCTATTGCTGACATTCAGGAGTGCCCGCGCTTGGTCATTGATGGTGTTCACGCGCTTGGGCCATTTCTCACGGGCAAGCGTGTCGAATTCCATCAGTAGAGTCGCCAGCCGGGGCAGATATTCCCGGCGACACATCGCGCCGTCAAAAGTGGTCAGGAGTGCCGCATATTCACATAGCGGCAAGTCTTCCTTGTTTTGAAGGTCCCACACCTTCTTCAAAAACGTCGGGTTGATTGTGCAGTATGTCCATGTGTCAGTGGGATCGTGGTCTTCGGGGACGGGGAAGTACTTTTGTGCCAGATAGTCCCACACCAGCATGGCACTTCCCCATGAGTTCTTGAATTCACTGTGCTCTTGGACATCACCGTCTTCATTGACGGCATAGAGGATGGTTGCGCTCATTGGTTAGTATCCGATAGGGTCGCCGGGGATCAGAAGGAACAGCCACAGAACGAACCATCCGGCGATGCCCATCCCGGTGGACTTGAGGTATTCGCGCATGGGGTGGTTCCAGTAGCGGATCATGTTGAACACCGCGATCAGAACGAATCCGGTGACGGGGAAGAAGAAAACATCGTTCATTGGTTTGCCGCCTTTGACATTTCGATCACATTGGCTTTGACACCGATCTTGTTGATGAGGATCTGGACAGACGGGGCGAAGCCGTCTTTATACGACCGTCCTGTTTCTGTGTGAAGGTACGCTTTGTACACCATGCGACCTTTCGGGGTGATAGTGAAGGATTCGTGCCGGTCGTTGTAGTCTATCAGACCGTTGCGAATCAGGCTCCCAAAGGTTCGCTGGTCGATCAGTAGGCATTCGTCTATGTGGACGTGCCGCCGATTCACAGCGAAATCGTGGAGCAGACTTATTTGTCGGCTTGACAGTCTGAAGGTTTCCGGCTTCATAGAAATTGAATCGTATCACCACCCGACGTGTATGTCAAGGGTGCGATAGAATTGTTCCATGACCGATACCGAACTCTTGGACAAGCTGCAACACATGGTTGACCATTCCTATGGGTTGTCAAAACTCGTTTCGCTGGACGGACACCGTTTCACGTCTGTTCGGGAATGCATCGAAGCGGTCAACCAAGAAACAGATGGATACAACAATCCACCCGCCCGCTTAATTCGCATGACCTTCGATGAAACAAGCGGCCTTGATGCGGCGGTCAACTACCCCGGAGTCATACACATGGCGGCTGAAGTCGCTCAGATGTTCCGCGATGGTGGCGCGGTGAACGTGTTCGAATTTCAAGTGAACCCACCTGACATGGCGGGTATCGTTGTTCGCTTCCAACGGAACGGCGGCAAGACAGATATGCAGCTACGGTCGGAAGCACTCCGGGACCTTGCTGACGCGCTTCGGCAATTGGACGAAGAACGGGCCAAGAATGCGGAATTGGAATCCCGGCTGAGAGAACTATAAGAGATTTTTACCACCTGACCGTAGTGCTATTGTTAGTCTATGGGGACTGGTACTGGACATGCCACCGGTAACCGGCCCAAAAGGGAGAACAACACATGGCAGGAACATCCGCCGATTTTTATGTTCAGGAACCTGACGGATCTGTGAATTGGTTGGGGAGTATGGAGTTCGACGGGTACCCATATTCTTCGGAGATTGAACCCGTAGTGGCGACGACCACGCGCACGGAGTACATGCAAGCGGTCGTGTCCTTGTCGGAAAGGATCAGCGACTTCACGCGGCCCGAACAAGGCTATCCGTTCGGTCGCAAGTCATCGGCTGAAACGCCTTACACCTACGTCTTTTTGAATGAAGGGTACGTCGCGGTGTACAAGCGTGGAAGGCCCGCGAAGGATTCCTTCCCGAAGCTGAAGTTCCCGGATTTGACTCCGCTTCATCAGCCGCATGTGAAGGTACAATCAAATGGTAAGGCAGCGGTAGTGGACGCAATCCGCGCCGCTTCAGTGGAAGAAGAGGAATAGGAAAATGACAGCACCGCCCGGCATCGATCTTCATGAAGAGATTCGGCTATTGATCGACGTGAAGTCGTATCACTACAAATCGAAGAATGGCAAGTCGTATTGTCCTGTCGTTCGGCGGACTAATCGGAAGCCGGGCGGTTTCCCTGAGTGTGGTTTTGTGGTTGGGCAAAATGGATTGATGGAACCAACCGTTTACTTGGGCAGCATTTTCGAGCACTTCGAAGCGAAGTTGGAGAAGACAGAAGACTCCGGGTTTGCGTCGGTATTCGTCATGCAAAGCAATCGGGACGTGCCGGATTTTCCTCTTCCGGTTCAACGTCTGGAATACGCCAACACAATGGCAATGGTCGAAGCGGGGTGGCAAGTCGATTGATGTACGAAGTCAGTCTGATCGAACGCCCCGACCATAAGGTCTGGATTCCAGCCGGGCAGTTCGATCCAGAAAAACACGTCAAGCACGCGGAACGAAACATCACCGCTGATGACATGCTGGATTGGATTGATGGTGATTGGCCGTCCATCGAAACCGATGCGACCGGCACAACCGTCGCCCGGCTGGAACCGGGGCAAGGCGCGAACAACATGTTCCGGGGAAGGAATGTGCGGGAAGCCTTGGCGAAGGCCATGATGACGCCGCCGTTCGGTGGCCCGACTCCACAGCAGTTTGATGCGATGAATGACGAAGAACAGCTTGCGTCAAACTCTGTGGTGTGCTAAATTAGAGTTGTTCGCGTTGATCTGGTGTAGACCACGTTCGGACGCCGGTTCAATTCCGGCCACCTCCACCAAAACACGCTCCCGCAAGGGGGCACCATACGGGGGTGTCAGGTTTCGACGGGCGGCGGAAAGCTAAAGGGAGCGGGCCGGTAGACGACTACCGAAGCCGATGAAGTTTTATGAGCGGATTCGGACCAACAGCGTAAAACAATAACTGCCAACAGCAATGTTCTGGCGATGGCTGCTTAATTGCACCCATCCGGGGAATTGAAGGTGCCCTGTTAAAGAAAGACCTTCGCAAGATCGCCGGACTTTCGGGTCCGGCGTTTTTGTTTCCCACCGAACTTTTCCACAGGTACCTCTTGACATATAGGTCCAGAACTTCTATACTTGGATCATGAGTACCAATTATTTCTTCCTGTTCCTCTTCGGTGTGGTGATGTTGCTCACCGCTCAGAAGGTCTATAACCGTCGTCGCATTGCCGCCATCATCCGCCGGGTCAAGGGCGAATGGTAAGGTGGTGCGGGTCGTCAGCTAAATATCCAATATGGCTGACAATTTCCGCACCCACGAAACTAACCTCGAAAGCCCGGCACGCAATGCGTACCTCGTTTCGCCAAACGATTCGGTAGACCTTCCGATCACAACCCGTGCGCTGATGGTGAATAACCCCGGCGACGTGAAGGTTGAATTTGCCCGCGATATTGAAGGCGCGGCGGTCGTTTTGAAACTGGCCGCTTCGACGGTGTATCCGTTCTGTATTCGCCGCATTTGGGCCAACGGCACCACTGCGACACAGATCACCGCTTTGTACTAGACCCTGATTTCGAAAGACAACGAAATCTGTTGCGGCATCGTGTTTTCATTCGGTTCTATGCCGCCCGGCGAAAAGAACGTCCGGCTGGTTCCGAAAGAGAACAGCGTGATTCGTCGAACATACGTGATCGCCACATCCGACCCGGACGCGCCAGCAGTTGACGCGGATACAACACGGTACTTCTGAAACGATGTGGTGATGTCAGAAGATCCAATCGTTCCGATAGTGACAAGCTGAACCGGCACCGGCGTGGCGGAAACGTCTGATGTTCCTGAAGCAAAGATGGTGTCGCTCCACCGTATCTTGGTGGTTGTCGTGAACGTCGAAGATGTTGAATCTGACGCACCGGCGCTGAAGCATATCCGATATAGGACTGCGTTTGTTTCTGACAGTGCCGATGTTTCCAGCGACGCGGCAAATCGCACTCGATACAATTGAGCAATCGTTTCCGACAAGCCATCCAATTGTCCGGTCGTGAATTGATACTTGGTCCCGGTTGCCGTGGCTTCGCTGATCGAATTGACAGTGGGCGCGGCAAATCGCAACAACACCGCGTTAGCTGATGCCACGCTGATGCTGTTGATGGTGAACGGATTGTTCTGGAACAGGGTGTAGGTGACTGATGTGTCAGAGTTCCCCGCCGCCTGTTGGTCGCTTATGGAATGGACCAGATCATTGACTTGAGCATCGGACAACCCGGCGGTTTCACCGGTACGATGAAACACAAGTAGGATGTTCTGAACATCCGCTTCCGACGTGCCATTTGTTTCAATGTTGGTTGAGATCCCATCAATGAGATCCAACAAGATTTCGCTAAGGCCGTTGGTAGTGACCGTGCGCCGGTAGATTTTCTGATAGACCGCGCTGGTGCTTGACGAACCAGATGTCGTGAAGACAAGAGCGGTGACGGCACTCCCTAGAAGACGCCAAGCATCGTTTTGTTCAACGCGAAGGTCACACCAATCGCGGCAATTGTGTACGTTTGTGCCATGCTGTCGGATATTTAGAAAGACGATTTGGCGGTACACTGCCGATAAATACCTGAGTGCCGAAGACCTATAGCCATTTCATCCGGGAAGGACATACTAGTGATGAAGTCTTGTCGTTCAAAGACTATCCGCTGGTGTCGAAGTTCCATCTGTTCAACAAGCTGTTCTTCGACAATGTGATCCCGAACAACACTCCAGTGGTGTGGGGCAAGACCGGCAAGCGGGTATCGGGAGTGACGACCGGCAAATTCAAACTGGCACCGGGCGAACGAAAGCCATCCGGCGCGCTGGCCGCGATGACGAAGATGAATGGTGAAGTCTACGACCTGAAGATCACCATGAGCACGGAAGTGCCGATCCGCCCGGAGTGGAAGTGGGACGGTATCCTTCTTCATGAAATGGTTCATGCGTACCTCATCACGCAAGGCTACTGGTTCGAGAATCACGGATCGCGTTTCTTGACCAAGGTTCATATGGTGTCCAAAGATTTCGGTCGTCCGGTTCCGGTGTCGGACACGATTAGCCCGGAAGAAATGGAGCACGTGACCGGCAAGCCGTGTGTGTTGGTGACTTTCATCGATCATGACCGAAAGGATATGCAGTACTCCCTGTTGATGCCGACGTGGAAAGCCAAGGCCGGGGAACTCAAAGCAACCTTGCGGAAATTGTGGATCAGATACGACATGGAGATCACCGCATTCTTCATCCCGGCGTCGAAGCTGGCGACCCGGATGACAGTCAGCCGGACGCTTCCAGCGGCGCGCTACGGAGTCTCTGATCGGACCAAAGACATGCTATTGACCGATAAGAAGAGTGCGGTCCAGTTGTGGACGATGAATACTTCCATTGAACGTGACGCCGATCAGAAGGCCAAGGACGACTTCTTCAATCCCAACAAACCCGCCCCGGATATCGGTGGTAGGGACTTCGGCAAGTGGAATTCCAAAGTCATCGCCCCGTGATAGAATTGGGTCATGTATCGAGACGCCGCCGAAGTTGTTGCATCGCAGAAATGGTTTCACGTTGACGCGGTAACCGGCGAACATCTGTCGTGGGAACAAGAAGATGAGTCTTCCTGTTCCAGCCGGGAAGAAGCTATCGGGATCATTCAACGCACGCTCGATTTCTGGCTAGTCAAGATGCGCGATATGTACGTCGCACAGGGATTGGACATCGAACGGGCGCGGGAAGACGCGAAGGTTACGTTCATCATCAATCTGGAAGCGATGATGTTGAATACTCCCTTCGCAAAACAGTGGGGATTAGAACTTTCCTTTTGAAAAATGTTGACTTTTGTCCGGCGGCATGTATAAATAGAGATGAGGCAACGCACCATGAAGGCAATCTTCACAACTCGAACGCACACAGCCACTACGATGTCTGTGCGCGCGACTGCGTTTGCCGGTGGCGTCGATATTGTGATCGATACCATCGCTGCGACGGCAGCAGCGGCTTAAGCCGCCCACAGACTTTCCCCTCCAAGTCATATTAGGTTTTGTCCATTTGGGCCGTTAGCTCATTTTGGGAGAGCATCCGCCTTGCAAGCGGAAGGTAGCCGGTTCGATCCCGGCACGGTCCACCAAACAAATGGGGCACGGGGCTGCATGGGGTGGCCGCTTCGATGGCATCGAAGATATTCAGGTGGGTTCGATTCCCACGTGTTCCACCAAACAGAGACGGGCGATTACAAGTTTCTTGTGTCGTGCGATTGCAAGTTTTCTCTGTCTTTGTTCTTTGAAAATCGAATAGTTTTTGCGGAAGGAATCTCGGTTCACTAAAACGGGGCACGGGACTGCATGGGGGTGGTCGCCTCATTCGCAATGAGGATATTCAGGTGGGTTCGATTCCCACGTGTTCCACCAAGATTCCATGACACGAAGCCGAAGTATAAGTACTTCTTGACAGGGCCGTTCAAAGCCGAAGTCGGAAGATTATCTGGTTACAACAGATGGCCGGGCTTACTAAGTTCGGTCTTCCCCGTGTTATGGGGAATGCTTCGTTACCGGGCAACCGGGCGACCGTCAGACCTGTACGGTGACATTTGACAGGCACTTTGATGCTTCTGATGAGTTGGATTCTTGCTTTGAACGGCTCTTTCTTCGTGTCATACTGAATTCAGGACAAGCCGCCTCAGATTGGTTATCTGTCCCCACCTTTCGGAGATGTAGCTTAACATGGTTAAAGCGCCGGGCCGCAAAGCCCGGAGAAGTTGGTTCGAGTCCAATTCTTAGTCGATCTGTACTCTCTTGCTTGTCCATAATTTTCGCTGGCCGGTGCCGACTTTCTGGCTTAAGAAAGAGCACCTTCCTCCAAAGTCGGTAGTCGTGGGGCGAACGGTTAACGTCGATGTTTCCCACTGTCAGTCGGAGCGACATCGGCCAGCGTGCATTCCTTCCGCAAGTTCGGGGCATTTCGTTAGTGGCAAACGGCACCACTGTCTATGGTGTACCACGGGTTCGATTCCCGTATGCCCCGCCACGGTCTTGTAGGGGAGTTGGCCGTCCCCGTCACCCTGTCACGGTGAAGATCACGGGTTCGAATCCCGTCAGGACCGCCAAGTTTGACGTTCACGTTTGTGGATGTCAGACCCGTTGGGGAGATAGCCTAGCTTGGTTAAGGCACCGTTGCATGCCTTTTGCTGGCAACAGCCGTTTTGTGATGGTTATCATTGGTTCGAATCCAATTCTCCCCTCCAACATGCCGGTGTAGTTTAAGTGGCAAAATAGTGGTTTCGTACTCCACAGTCACGACTTCAATCTGTCGTCACCGGCTCCAAACACAACACGCCGAATAAGCATTGATGGCGATGCGCTGGTCTTGTAAATCAGAGAAGAGGGTTCAACTTCCCTCATTCGGCTCCAACGGGCCTGTAGCTTAGAGTGCCGGGGACGCCCGGACGGTCAGAGCACTTCAGGTTGAAGAAGGCGCGGGTTCGATCCCCGCCAGTCCCGCCATGCACCTGTCTTCTAACTGGTCAGGAACCGCGATTGGTATTCGCGAAATATGGGTTCGAGTCCCATCGGGTGCTCCATTCTTTTGATGATATCGTTGACGACGAATTGCGCGACCTTTTCCTTTATTGAGCGCTCCAAATGTCGGAGTGACACTATGACAGTTCGGGCAGATGAGTTCAAGGTTCTCTTCCTTGTTGTTCAGCGGGTCGCCGTCAATATGATTGACTTGTAACGGTACCCGTTGTGTGACAGGATTGATTTGACACCATCCGCACTTCCAACACGCCAGGCCTTTCTTCTCGAACAGGTATCGGCGGATAGTTTTGACTGATCGACATACCGCCGCCTTTGATACCATCTTCCAATCCATTCTTCCACCGTTGAATGAATTCATTGTACAGATGATTTTTGTGGCAGCGACCAGAACAGAATTCATTCGTTCCCTTTTTGACATCTTTGCCGCACACAATGCACGTGGGTGTTTTGTCTGCCCGTCGCACGTTATTGTATCTGGCCGCGCACGATTGATTGCAGAACTTCTTTTTTCTGGTTTCCGCAACGCGACCGCCTTCTGGTACATGAATCACTTCATCACAATGAAGGCAACGGTTGGGTGACTCATTGTATGATGTGATTGCTTGTTGACGAAAACGATGTGCTGTGATGGCGGCACCTAGCCGCCCCGCTTGGGATCTGGTCACGCCAAGATTTAGGCTTCGCGTTCGGGCCTAAATACCCACATGGCATTGTGGAATCTATCGAATCCGCCATCGTGGGCACCCAACGCGATTGCGACCCCAAAGGGATGGGTGAATCCTGACACCGGTGAAGTTCTGGTGACCATCGGATCGCTGGATCGTCGTACCGGCGCGGCGGTCATTCGAAGCGCTCATATCGTCAACAACAAGGGAACCTACCAAGACGGAGATACCATCCGTCTCCGTGTTCAGTTCAGCGAACCGGTGCTTGTGGTTGGTGTGCCGACGATTTCCATTGATATTGGGGTAGACACCGTGGATCTGTCCTATGTGTCCGGGTCGGGCACAGCGGCTCTTGATTTCACGTATGAGATCAACGGAGAAACCGGCCAGATCGTGATGGCGAATCCCACAACGATCACCGGTTCGATTCACGATGTCGCGCCGGGCGACTACGGATTGCAAGTCGATACCGACTTCGTACCACCGGCTCCCCTTCCGATGGTTGAATAAACGAAAGCCCCGGTCATGCCGGGGCTTTTTGTTTTTCGTAGTGGGCTTTCATTGCGAAGATCAACCCGGTCGGACCAGTCATCGGTTGCACGCCACAAATGTTCGCTGCAACCAATTTCGGCATCGCCCGGCGGATCAACGAAATGAGAACCGCATCCGGGTGTGGTTTGGGACGCGCCCAAGCGGGCAAAGTCAAACCCAATGTCCGGCATGCCGCCGCAACAAAAGGTGTCAGAAGGGTGATGAAAAAAGCCTGTCTTGTCATCACGGCTGTTTCTTAATCACCTTATCGACAAGGCCGTACTTGACCGCCGCGTCCGCTTCCAAGATGTAGTCGCGGTCCACGTCCGCGCTGATCTTTTCGAGCGGCTGGCCGGTCTTGGTTGCCAAGATGCCGTTGAGGATTTCGCGCATGCGCAAGATTTCCTTGGCGTGGATGTCGATGTCGCTGGCCTGTCCGCTGAGTCCGCGCATCAACGGCTGGTGGATCAGGATGCGTGCGTGCGGCAAAGCGAAGCGCTTACCCTTGGCACCGTTCGCCAGTAACACAGCGCCCATTGAAGCGGCCTGACCGACGCAATAGGTCACGATGTCGGGCTTGACCAGATTCATCGTATCGAGAATGGCAAGGCCCGCCGTGATCGATCCGCCCGGCGAATTGATGTACATGCTGATGTCCTTGTCCGGGTCTTCCGCCGCAAGGAAGAGAAGCTGTGCGACGACCAGATTGGCAACGTCGTCATCAATCGCAGTGCCAAGGAAGATGATGTGTTCTTTGAGAAGACGGGAGTAGATGTCGTAGGAACGTTCGCCGCGCGGGGACTGTTCCACGACCATCGGGATGAGTGTGTTGTGCATGTACTGGTATTGTAGACCGCACGGATTGGTACCAAAAACTCTCTAAGGTTGAAGGGCTGGTCGGGATCTGTTATTATGCGGGGTATGATTCCTTTATGGGTATGGCATTCGGGTTTCGTAATCGTCAGTTTGATTGCGTTGACGTTGGCATTGGCATACGCCGGGGAAGTGCTGGCCCGCCGCCGGATCGAACGTCAATGGATGCAATGTATGGCTGAATTGCACCGGAAGTCTGTGATTCCGGTTGTGGCAGCTTTCCTCATCGCCGGGTATGCGTGGGCGCAAACACAGATCGGCACCGATCAACGGTCGCCGAAGATTCCACAGGTGGTGGAATGGGGTGTGTGCAAAGATCCGGTTCCGAATCCAACGCCGAACATCAGTTGCGCCGGGCTGGAAATGATGCGGTTCCGCTACGCTGACGGTTCGACGAAGGTGTACACGCTGGTTCCGGCGACACCGAACATCGCCACGGAAACGAAGTTCGTTCGAGTGCCGCTAAACTAGTGTCATGATGAATCGTCGATCCTTCTTCGCTGTGATTGCCGGGGTATTCTCTTCGGTTGGCTGTGAAAGCTATACGAAGAGGTTTCTGGCCGCGCACCCGGAAGTCAAACCGTTTCCGCCGGGCATTTTGATAACCGGTCTATCGGTCTGGTTCGTGCCTGACTGGTAAGCAATGGCGTTATGAGCACCGCGCCGGGGTGTGCGTAAACCGGCGGTCAGTGATGGGGCCACCAGTCTGGCGACACGAAGCGCCGGAAAGCGGAGAAACAACGCCGCAAGCTGATACCAATTCGAAACGGGCCGGAACGCCTCATGAACGTTCCGGCCCGTTTTGGTTTTGATGGTGACTACTGCCCGGCGCACATGGCACGGGCGGCTTGCATGAAAGCGAACTGGTCGTAGTTGTCGTTCCGCTCTTCGTCGCGGGCATTCTGGACGCCCTTGCCGTTGCAGCGGTAGCAGATCCCGCCGGGGCCAGTCGGGAAGGGAGTTTCATCGTCATTCTCTCCACCTTCATGATGACTCGTTTGACCGAGAATGACAATGGTACTTTGGTACTGATCTTAGGAAATCGTGCGCAATTGTTCCCGAAGTTCCATCAAGAGCACGCCAAGCATGTTCTTGCCGCTTCCGTCCCGACCGCAACCCCAATAGTAGTCGAACGGGCTGTCTTCGATGATGATTTCGTCGCCGGTGCTGAGCAGAAGGTCGCGAAGGTCGGGTTCGCTGAACTTGGCACGGAGCGCCCGGCGCATGAAGTCGTCTTTGACTTCATCCCAATCCGGGCGCATCGGGAAGTCACGCCGCCGTCCTTCATCAGCGGCTTCGCGGGGCCGGTTCAACCCGGCGATGTAGTCGTGAAGAGTGATGGTGTAGGGTTCGAGCGACGGCGGTTCTGTGCCAAGGGTGATCGTGGCATCGGGGTAGAACTTCATCGCTTGGTAGTAGTGTTCGGTGGACTTCCACTTACGTCCATCGACCACAACGTCGCGGCGGTAGAAGTTTGAAAACTCTCCCCACTTGTCCAACACTCTCCAGAACTTTATCATGTATCTATTATAGTCCCGGATGCCTGACATACTAGACATCCGGGACAGTTGTGGAGGATTTGCCTTATATACTAGGCAGGACGGGTGAGCGGCTTCGGCTGTTCTCGTTCATCATCGGGCCGGTATGACCGGCGGGGCCGCATGTGGATGTCGCCGCCGCACCGTTTGCACAGTTCGTTCTTGACGGCACAATCGAAACAGATTGGATCGGTTGTGGTGGTGTCGTACAGTTCGTTTTTGCCACAAATGCCGCATGGCCGTTCCGTGGCGGTAGGACCGCCAAGGCGCGACCGAAGGATGTAGTAGCAAGTCTTGCACTGTGAATCCTTGATCCGCTGTAGACGTTCGGGGTCGTCCAGAAATTTGATTGCTTTGGCGACAGTAGCGTCACCAGTGGTGCGCGCGAAGTCGGTGGCGCGGCGAACGCTCACGGAATCGATATGCGCTGGTTTTTGCTTCATACCGTCATTTAGATTCGAAGTTCGACGCTAAACTAATCAATGTATGGCAATCTATGACCCGATGGACCATGAGAACAGCATCTTGCGCTTCTCTGAAGAAGTAGAGCGAATCGCAAGATCCGGGCGTGGGATGCGCATCATTGACGCAATTTTGGCGGTGGCCGGAAAGGAAAACATGGAACCCCAATTTGCGGCGACGTTGTTAACCCCGACCCTACGCGACAAACTTCAGGACGATGCCGAAAAGCATCATATGGTGAAAAAGTCGGCACGCCTTCGTTTCACATGAGCGACATGCTCTTTGAACCGTTCGAAACCTACTACACACGGGGCTTGCTCTACAAGCACCTGACAGAGCCAAAATTCGACTTCTTCAACCAAGTGTCCAATCCCGTCATCCGGCGGCATTTCTGGAAGAAGTGGCAGGAGCATCCAAGCAAGCAAACGTTCTGGATTGCCTTGACCCGCCGGTTCAAGAAGATTGATGACATGCGCGACCATTTCCTTTCGGTGATGGTTACTCGGTCACCCAAAGAATACGCCAATCTCTACGATCTGGAGTGCTATCAGAAATGGGTCGGTCGATTGCATTCCATGCACGTTCAGTTTGAGGATGATTTGACCATCATTCGGCGACGGGCGGGGTCTTTGAAGAAATCCATCCGGGGCGATGGCGACGCACAGCCGATGCTGTACACCTTGCTTATGTCCGGCCAGATATCAATGGAGACGTTTGCATGGCTGGTTCACTTTCAACCGAAGATCATCACGGTGATGGATGCGTATTTCGATTCATTGGATCTGGCGTGGAAGGAAAAGCGAATGATTGCTATGAAGTACGCGGCCTTCTTGACCCGGCTAAATATCAATCAGGAACGCCTGAAAACCATTCTCAAGGGGTACATTGCATAGATGATTGTCACGAAGGTAAGCCCGGAACGCAAGGATTTGTATATCCAGACGTTGATGGATCAACTGTGCGCGTCGCACCAAGAGAATCTCTTTATGCTCGAAGAGCTTTCCAAGGCTCAAGATCAATTGAAGTCTCTGTTCAAAGAGAATTCGATGCTTCGGCATCGATTGCAGGAAGCCGGAATCGAAGTCGAATCCGGTGAGAAAAAAGATTCTGGCGATCAAAAGCCGGTGTCTAAATAGTTTTTGCGCGGGTAGATCCCGCGTTACGATCAAAGTCAGAAGTTAAGCCAAAGTACGTCGGGCGGCGGGCGAAAGCCAAATTCAAGCACGCTTCGGCAGAAAGGATTGGACAGACTTATAGGAGAACAACACAGTGAAAAGTCTTGCAGAACTCAAGGCCAACATGCAGGCCAACAAGGACGCGCTTCGCCGGAAGATGGAAGAAACGAATTCCGGTGCAGGACGCGCCAAAGACACGCGCTTCTGGAATTTGGAGCGTGACAAGAGCGGTACGGGTAGCGCAATCATCCGGTTTCTTCCGGCCCGCGCTGACGAAGACACCCCGTACATTACCACCTACGATTACGGCTTCCAAGGTCCCACTGGCAAGTGGTACGTGGAAGAGAGTCTTCAGACCATCGGAAAGACCGACCCGGTGGCTGAAGAGAACAGCAAGCTGTGGCAAACTGGCGAAGAAGCCAACATTGCCTTGGCCCGTAAGCGTGCCCGTCGCACCCACTACATCAGCAACATTCTGGTCATCAGCGATCCGGCTCACCCGGAGAACGAAGGCAAGGTGTTCTTGTGGAAGTACGGCAAGAAGGTCATGACCAAGATCAAGGACATGATCGAACCGCCGTTCAAGGATGATCCGTCTGTGGACCCGTTCTGTTTCTTCGGCGGTGCGAATTTCCGCCTGAAGGTGAAGAACGTGGAAGGATATCCCAACTACGATTCTTCGGTGTTCGATTCTCCCGCTCCGCTGTTTGGTGGCGATGAGAAGAAGATCCAGAAGGTTTGGGATTCGGAGTACAGCTTGAAGGAATTCTTGGACCCGAACCGGTTCAAGAGCTACGAAGAGTTGAAGAAGCGCTTCGAAGAAGTCATGGGCTTGACCGGCGGCGGTGCTGGTTCGGCTCCCGCTTCGGCACCGGCAACCGCCAAGGCGTCCGCTGCGAAGGCGACGACCCGCACGGTGTTGCCGCAAGATGACGACGATCCTCCGTTCGACGTGACTACCTCGAAGGGTAGCAAGGGTGGCGGTGCTTCTACTTCCCGGCAACAGGAAGAGGAAGATGCTTTCGCCGCACTGGTGGAGAAGGACTAACAGTCCGCCTGAAAATGAAAAGGCCCGGCATCGATGCCGGGCCTTTCCTTATCTATGCCAGCCTATTTTGATCCTGTCCTTTACCGATATGAAGAAGCACTCGAAGCATACCGCGACCGAGTTGCTTTTCCAGAGCGCGAAATTCTATCAGACCTGTCCACAATTCTTAGACATTCACAATCTGATGTTGAATCGTTGATCGACCAAACCGGACGTACAGATTAGTCGTCGTCTTCGTCCGGGCCTTCATCTTCCGACTCATCGAAGGATACACCATCATGAGCGATGACGTTCTCTTGATTTGGATGGACCTTCGGTTCGAAAATCGGACAGTTCCCGATCTGATTGACAATTTCGCACCGTTTGAATAGGAACTCACCGGTGACAAAGTTGCGACCGATCAGCGAACTTTGGTGGCCGCATAGCGGCGTTTCCATCCGAACGATCAGGCCGTCGTGCTCTTCGCGGTGGAAGATTCCCCAACGGCATTCCCCGCAGATGGTTGCCATCTGAAGTTTCTCTTGTTCCTGTGGTGTCAGCATTTCCATGTGAGGATATTTAGGGGACTCTAGGCTTCCCGGTATCCCGCATTCAGAAGAGCTTGCCAGATGACTTCGCCCGCCGGACCCAAATCCCACTTGTCGGGCCGGACGTTGACGTGAGTGAACACACCTTTGAATTTGTCGAAGTACGGCATGTCGAATGCCATACGTTTCGCCGCCGATGGGATCACCTTCGGGATGCCGTATTTGTCGCACATCAGATCACACAGCGCGACCGTGTTGGCGATCTGTTGCGGCGTGTATGTGGCAAAGAACTTCTCTCCACGGTAGGCCGGTACTTCGATGTACTTGTCCGTCTCACTCACGGTGCAGTACGGTGCAGACCAGTTCTTCGGCCAGAAACACATCTTGTCGCCAACCTTGCGGAGCGGGCCGGGGTTCACAATCTCGAAGGCCACGGTGCGCTTGTCGTGCTTGTGGCTCTGTGCCCACTGGCCGGTGATCGCCAGATTGTATGCCCAATACTCATCGTCGAACAGCTTGAAAACAGTCGCCGCCGGGTCGTTCCCGATCACGTAGGGCACGGACATCGGGTACTTGTTGATTCGTGGAGACGCTTCAAACGTCGCAATCGCGCCGGTGGCAGTCGTCCCCGCTGTGAAGTGCAAAACAATGCCGTCTTTCGGAAACTTGGTCTGAAAGTACATCGACGGCTGATGCAAACGGGACGTATCAATGTTCAACATCGAACCGTATTTAGGTTCAGTCTAAAGATATGGCATGATCCTTGAAGACCGTTTGAGAGACTTGGTGAAAGCCGCATGCATCGACAAGCATTACTGCTATACCTACAACAACATCACGCGCCAAGAAATTGAAGCCAGTCGTCCATCAAGATACGGAGATATTCAGAAACACTTCGATCTGATGAAGAATAGTACACTGGCTCTTGAGATTCAGAACAAAATCAAGGTATCCGAACCGTCTGTTTACCCGGAAGGTCACCCGTGGGCCGGTCGAATGGCTTGGAAGTATAGCGGGCCGGATGGCGACGAATACTTTGTTCGGCTTGGTCTAACCCGTGAAGAAATTGCCTCTTTCAAGGGACTCACAAATCTTTACGTGGGATCAGTTCAGATCCCGGATGATGTGATGGAAGCTATCGATGATCCATATGTGCCGGAAGATGAGATCCATCTGAGCAATGAAGAAGTCGAAGCAATCATTGCTCAGATGGAAGATACGATGACGGCTTAGGTCCGGTAGTATTCCCGGTCCATGATGCGCTTGTGGGTGTTCTCCGTGTTGCGCGCCTTCAGATCCGCTACGATGCTGGTGGTCTGTTGATTGACGTTCACAGGCGCGACGTTCAGGGTGCTACCCTGCGACGGTTGTGTCAGCGCACGGGCCATCTGAGCGTTTTCGGCGGTGGTCCGCATGATGTCCCGTCCCATCGTCGGGGCTTGTGCCACGGTGACCGGCGGCGGTGCAACACCCAAGGCTTGACGCGAAGAGCCAATCGCATCGATGACATTTCGTTGTCCGGCGATTCGTCCAATCACATTGCTGTAGTTGCGGTCGGTTGCGTATGTCGGGGAGATGTCCCGGATGAATCCTTGTACGTCGCCGGTCATCTTGTACCGGTCGAATGCTGTTTTGTATGGACCCGTGTTTGCAGAGAGCAATCGGGCGTGGTCGCGGAAAGCGTCTTCGAGCGTGTCGAAATCCGCGAACTGCCGGTCCATCTTGACTTTCATTTTGCCTTGCCACGGTCCCGTGATTGGCTGTCCATCCAGTGTGCGCACAGATGCTCGTTCCTCCGGGTTGAACTTCATCAACTGATCGTAGGTGATGTCTTCTGTTGTGCTCTTGGTCTGGCTCTTTGTGTGTCGCCGTGCCTTCGTGATGCCGAAGACGTTGTTGCCGATGCTTTTCTGTCCCCATCCACTTTCGGTCGCCCACTGTGCAATGGTGACAGCCGCCGGAATGCCGGTTTCCTTTTCCATCTTGACGGCCATTTCTGCGATTTCTGGTGGAACCTGTCCGGGGCGATAGTTGATGCCGCCGCCGGGCGCGCCGGGTCCCGGTGTTCGCATGGAAGGATCGCGGGGCGGTACGACGGGGCGGGTAGAGCCGCCCGGAATCTTAGACAGAACAGTATCCGCCATACGACCGATGCCAGTGCTGATAGCGGACGCTACAGGGTTCGGACGCTTCCACCCGGTCATTACATCAGGATCACGCGGCGGACGCTGTACAGGGACCGCTTGAGGCCGCTGTGAGCGATCCTCTTCTTGTGTCTCCTGTTGGGACCGGAAGAAGATTTCCGGGTTCTCCGGTTTGGTCTGAGAATTCGCCAGCGACCAACCCTTACGCACTTCGAAGTGCAAGTGCGGGCCGGTGCCGATGCCGGTGTTGCCAACCGCGCCGATCACCTGACCAGCTTTGACTTCCTGACCGATGCTGAGCGGAGCGAATGACGACAAGTGGGCGTACCGGGTCTGGTAGCCGTTCTTGTGGTTCAGGTAGACAACGTTGCCATACCCTCTGAGCGAAGATGCCAACTGTACAACACCGTCGCCCGCCGCCTTGACGGGATCACCCATCTTACCGGCGTAGTCGGTACCTTCGTGCATCTTGGCGTCTTGGCCGGTGACCGGGTGCTTACGCATACCGAAATCAGACGTAACACCGCTCATCAACGGGCGCACCCATTCCGCACCTTGTCCTTCTGTGGTCGGAGCTTGTGAAGAAATGGGCGGCGCACCGGCGGCGGGCATGCGCACCGGGGCAGGGATATCCGCCTGACGGCTGGTATCCAGAGTAGGATCGTATTGCTGTCCTGCGACCGGTGGGGCGGTCGGAGTGGACGCCGGGGCGGTCGGTACCTGAATGGGTGTATTCGGGGATTGTGACGCCCGCTGAGCGGCTTCCCGTGCCTCTTGTTCCTTCTGTTGCCGGGCGCGTGCGGTATTGGCGCGATCTTCGTTTACCTTCTTCTCATAGTCGGCAAACTCTTTATCGTTGTATCCCAAGTATCCGGCGATCTTGCCAAGACCCTTGACGAACCCGCCGATCTTCTCTTGGATGTAGGTGAACGGCTTGAGGATCATATCCTTCAATGCGATGACCCGATCCACCAACGCATCGAAGTTTTCGAATCCCAATAGCTTCGCCACACCAGCGCCGATGCCTGAGAACACACCTGTGATTTTGTCCCGCAACGCTTGGTAGGCAGACTTCATGCTGTCGAAGCCAAGGTATTGCGCAACACTGTCGCCGATGCCGACGAACTTTTCACCGATGGCGCTAGCCAAATTTTTGACGCCTTCAGTTGCCCAATTGATCGTCTTCGTGAAGAAGTCGCCGATAGCCGCGCCGATGCTCTTGATGCCTTCGATGGCACGCTTCTTCAATCCGTCAATGTATTCGCTGACGGTTGCCGCCATCTTGGTGAAGGCTTCTTTGATGAACTTCGTTCCCTTCTCCAACTTGAACTTGGCGAAGTCCATCGCGCTTTGAAGCGAACGGAAACCGAAGATTTTGGCGATCTGTTCACCAAGCGCGGTGAACGGTTTCATGATCGAATCAACAAGGAAATTGGCAACGGTCGAATAGATTTTCGCGTACCACTTCTTGACAAATCCGCCAAGATCCGTCTTGATGCCGAACAAACCAAGCACACTATCGAGAATGCCAACTAGTCCGCCAAGCACACTTCCGACACCCGCGCCAAGGCGGTCCATCATAGTCAATTGATCTTCTGCTTTGCCAAGGATCGTTCCCGCATCCTTCCACCCGCTGAAGAAGTCGAAGATGCCCATGATGACCGTAAGCGGCCATGCCAGCTTACCAAGCACACCTTTCCCAAGTCCTAGCAGTTTGCCAAGTCCGGGGATCTTCGAGAATACTTTGGTCAGGCCGCTGAGCCATTCGCCGATGCCGCCCAACTTCGCCAGAATGCCGACGCCGCCAGCCGCCGCGCCGCCGCCCTTGAAGAGACGGAACAGCTTGCCGATGCCGGGGATCTTTTCGAAGAACTCACCGATGCGGCCAAGCAAAGAGAGAATCTTGCCGACGCCGGGGATCTTTTTGAACAGGTTGCCGATCTTACCCAGTCCATAGCGAAGCATCGCGCCTTCGACCAGTTCGCCCAAAATGGTTTGCATCAAACCACCGAACCAACCGCCGCCGCCCTTTTCCTTCTTCAGTTTGTCGAAGGTCGGCATGACGCGGGCTTGTCCGGCGCGCTTTTCGAAAGACTCTTCTTCCTTGGCGTCTTCGGCCCGCTCCGCGCGGGCTTCGGCTGATTGTTCCAGCTTGAAAGTGCGTTCAAGGATTTCGCGGATCTTGACCAGTTCTTCCGTCTGTGCTTTGGTCACCTTCATGACCATCAGGGACGTGACAGCACCGACGCCGGGGAGATCATTGAAAGTGTCGCGGACACTCTCCATGAAATTGGTCATGCGGCTCAACAGGCCGCTGGTCTTCTTCGTCTCTTCGGTAGATGGTGTATCCGGTGCCGCTGTGGTCGTTCCTTCGGGTTTGACTTCCGTGGGCGCACCAGTGCGGCGGAACATGGTGAGGAACGGCTGAAACGGTTTTGTGAGAACCGATTGCAGACGCTTGGACCATTCCGAAGGCGACATCAATTTGCGCATGGATTCGGCAAAGTCTTTGCCCTTATCACGCAAACGAATACCCTTGTCCAGCAAGGGTTGAATCTGTTTCTTTTGGATTTCCTGAAGAGACTCACGGATGCCCTTTAGAGGCTTCATGAGAACATCCGCGATGTTCATCCATGTGTTTCTGGCCGGGGCTGTCTCACGGGGAAGAAAGCGTCCGGTTTTTGGGTCGCGCTGAAGTGGTGCCGGGGTAGCATTCGCTACCGGCTTCATATTGGCGCGGAAAGATTCAAATGACTTGGCGATTCTCTCCCATGCGGTGAGTTCACGGGCAACAAACCGTCCGGTGATCGGATCGCGCATAGGCGTCCGGCGGGCAGTTGTCGGAGTAGCCTTTGTTGGAGTGGCCGGGGCGGAAGGCGTCGCCATCCAGTCATTCATCGTACTGATGTTCTTGGACACTGACCGAAGAAGGCCAGTCTGCATCATCAGGAAGTTTTCGGCAGTCCCGCGCACACGCGCGGCCCGGCGCGCATAGGCAACAGCCTGTGCGCCATCATCACTAGCGGATTCTCGTTTTCCGACAACGGAACGAATGCCTTGGAAGGCACCGCGCACTTGGGACTTGATGGAATTCAGCGCTTTGTTTTTCTCATCGGCACCGAACTGTGACAAAATGATCGCGCCCGCCGGGGTGATCCCGGCGGCTTCGTTCATACCAATCACAAAGTCTTGAAACTTGGACATTCTTATTCTTCATCCTGTTGCTTCTTCGGGGCGGTCGGTGGTTGATCGGGGTTTGTGTTCGCTCCCCGGACCAATCCACCGATCACTCCCAACATGAATGTCAACGCTTCCCACGCCTTCGGATTGTTTTGCAACAGGAACGGGGTCAGGAAAAGGACCAGAACCAAACAGGCAACCAGATTGCCCGCCGGACTGTTGAATCCATGTACAAAATCAACCCACCATTTCATAGCTCTTTACCTACCCGTTTTTTGTCGCGCCTGTTCGGAACGCATCCGTTCTTGCTCTTCCTTGACCCAATTGTTCAACATGGTCACGTAAATGTCCCGTTCCCAAGGCATCAAGGATTCGACTTCCGTAATCGAGTATTTATGGTGCTGAGCCAAGGCGAACTGTACTTCGTAGTAGTTCGCTAGGGAATTGTGCAACAGGACTATCCGAAAAAATTCTGGATGCCTTCGATCACGATGTCTTGCTGATGACCACATGCCGGACACTCGAAATGGACGGTGTGGCGAAGACGCGGGATCGTGTCGAAGAACTTCTGAATCTCCGCAAACTGTTGCTGCGTCAACGTTTCCAACCACTTCACCATTTCGGCTTGGTTGAACTCCGTGATGACTTGATCCGCGTCGAAGACAGATTCGATACATGCCGCGATCAAATCGAGTGCCTGACCAACATCTTCCGTGTTCCGGCCTTCGGCTTGCAATTTGCGGGCCAATGTCAGATTGGGATACCGCATGGTCAATCCGACTTCATCCGTCAGTTTGACCTGAGTGGTGTGATTCGGGTCCTTATCCACTTTCACTTCGTCCAGATGCACTTTGATCGGGACGTTGGTGCCGCACGGACGATTGACGACTTGTGTTTCGCCGGTGTGTTCGTCGCGAATGGTCTTGGGAATCTCCCGCTGACACTGGTACCGCATTTCGACGATTTCGCCGATGGACTTCGAACGGATCTTCAGGAAGATGTATTCGATGTCGAACATAGACAGCTTGCTGAGATCAACAGTGCCGATCAGACACGACTTGATGATGTCTTCAACCGCGCGGATGACTTGTTTTTCATCTTCGCTTTGCATCGCCATCAAGAGGATCTTTTCTTCCCGGACTAGGAATGGACGGAATGCCGCCCGCTGGCCGGAAGACGGAATGGTCAATTCGTATTCCGGCGTTTTCAGTAATGGAAGGTTGCTCATCAGCAATTATTTAGTAGGCAAATCGGGAAGATTATCGCGGTTGCTGTTGTTGTTGTTGTGCCGCGCGGCGTTGTGCTGGCGTAATCACTGTGTCGCGGAACCGTTCCCGGTTGCCGCGTCCAGTATCATTGTTGACACTGAGAGTGCGTTCGTCCAGATCAACGGTGAGCACGCGCTTGTAGGTGAAGGTGACTGATACGCGGTGGATTTCGTTTTGGGTGTCCCAATTCAGATCCATCTGATTGATTGAAATGGGGAAGGCTTCCAATAGCGTACAGGTGTAGGTGTCCTGATCGTTCAGATCCATCTGAGTGATCGTGATGCTGGTGGAGAATTCGCCGATGTAGTTGAAATCCTGTGTCTGTGGGTCCATGATGGAATGCATCCATCCTTCGAAGAACCACCGTTCAAACATGTCGTCTCCGACGTAGAACTCCAGATCGATATCGTTGTATTGCGGCATGTACGGGACTTTGAACTGCGAACCGTAGATGCGGTTGTCGTCGGTCTGATATGACACACCGGGGATTTCTGCATTGAAGCAATAGAACATCAACCGGGAACCGGTTTCGATAGCATCTTTCGCGCCGAACCACTGTGCCCAATTCTGGTCGTATCCCGGCGGGCCGATGGTCTGGTCCAGATTTTGAAACAGATTGAGCGTGGCAATTTCCACCCGGAACCGATTGGGCCGGGCGAAGACATTGCTGGCAAACATTGTCGCGGTGAAGTTGGTGATGTTTGCGTAGTTCGGATGATCCAGAACCAGTCGCGGCGCATTGTTGACGAACGCTTCAAAATTCGACACCCGTTGAGGAATCGAACTGATCGCAATCGGTTGAAACGGCGGCAACGGCGGGAGATTGAGACGTGGAATGTCCCCGACGCGCGGTAGTGTAAAAGACATATTCTATTTCCTCTTCTTGGTGAATGTGCGGATCTTGCGACGGGATTCCGCCCACACATAATCCGCACTCTGTTTCTGGAACATTTCCACCGGCAAGAACAGAGCGATTTCCCACTCCGATGGATGGACGCGCAAGAACTGCGAACGGACGTGGCTGGATAGATACCGCTTCACGCATGGTCGCACTTCGGGGAATTTGGCAACGGACGCCAGCAGAGCATAGCTCAACTTCAACTTGGTGGAGTCGTCATACCGGTCGTTATTCTTGAACTGCATCAACTTGTCGAACAGTCTCAAACGAAGCGTCCGGTCCAAGTAGTGTAGGTTGATCCCAAGGAATCCATCGTCGTAGAGTTCCAGCGGGAAGATGAGCGGAAAACGATCCCAATACGGAAGCGTCTTCTTGTGCTTGGCGTCGTAGAAGAAGAAAAACATGTTGCCGATCAACACATCGGCCAATGTCTCTCCGTTGTTCACCAACCCTTTGCGGCTTGGTGTCCGCATGTTGGTCAGCGTTTGTTTCATCCACGCGCGGGCCTTCTTTGTCAGCAACGGGATACCTTCCCGGCGCATGCGGTTTTTCACCTTGTCGAAGAACGTCAGCGGACGATCTTCGGTCGGATAGATGCGCGGGTGAAGATCCGGTACACTGGTCTTCTTGGTCTTTGCCTTGGCGATATCCGCCGCCGGACTTGGCTTCGCCGGGACTGGCGCGACTGGCTTCGGCTTAGGTTTCGTCTTCGGCGGCGCGACATGCATGGTCGCCGCCTTCTTCGCCTTGGATTTGACAATGGCACGAACGTCGTCTTTCGGTGTCGGTGGGGTTGTCTTGGGCGGCTCCGGTGGCGGTGGCGGCGGCGGGGTCGCCTTGGGCCGTGTGGTCGCTTTCGGTGCCGGTGGAACCTTCGCCTTTTCCTGTCCCGGTGTCTTCTTGGCGAAAGACTTGACGATCTTCTGAATGTCCTTCAGGACATCGGCGCGGGAAACCTTCTTCGGTGCCGGTTCAAGATACTTCTTGACAATTGCGCGCACGTCATCCGGCGTACCCTTCGGAAGACGGATCTTAGGCGCGGGTTCGGGCTTCACAGACACGTTCGCCTTCGGCGTAGACTTCTTCGCCTTGGCTTTGACAATCTGTGTGATGTCGCTACTCGGTTTACGCGGCATCCTAGTATCGCAACTCCCGGTCGGTCATCACTGTGAATTCCCAACCCTGTTTCTTACAAAACTCTTTGGCGGCGTTCCATTTCGCTTGATTGACAGCGTAGGTCGCCATTTCGCTCAAGTACCGGGCACTCTGTTTGCGTGTCTTTGGTTGCTTCGGCGGGAAGCACTGGTCGTAGGGTTTGACTTCGATCAGATAGGTTTTGATTTGCCCATCCTGTCGCTTCACCTGTGCCACCATGTCTACGAAATACCGATGGACCCTGTTGTCGGTCGGCTTGACATACGGCACGACCACTTCTTCAGAGTTCCAATGCAACACATCCGGGTGAGCATCCAGATGTTTCATCAGCCGGTATTCCAGCGATGAGCGGTAGTAGATGGCGTTTACGTCGCCAACGTATTTGCCCGGATTCTTGGGTCGAAACTGTCCTTGCCACGGCACATAGGTTATTTATGGGCGGTTCCGGGGTGGTGGGTAAATACCAGAAGCGATGCCGACTCCATTCTTTTCAACGATTCCGTTCATCCAGTACGACATGCTGGACGACAACAACCTTCAGGCGGCGGTGAACATCCTTCAGCGGGTCAAAATCCGTGATGTCATCAAGACTGAAATGCTGGAAATGTATGAGTACTCCGTCAAAGACGGTGAGCGTATCGAAGACATCGCCCATCGCTATTACGGTTGGACGGGGTACCACTGGATCGTGTTGCTGGCAAACGACATCATCAACCCATACACCGACTGGCCGCTGTCCTACGAAGACTTCATCGCCTACATCAAGGCGCAATATACGACACCGGAGCTAGATGGTTTGATCTACGCATATCAGACACTTCATCATTACGAAGACATCCACGGAGTTCAGATCGATTACGACACCTATGTACGCACACCGGCGAATGAACGGAAACGGGTGACGCTATATGATTTCTTGGTAGCAGAGAACGACGCAAAGCGGAACATCCGTCTGATTGACAAGAAGCACACATCGATGCTCGAAGATCAGTTGGTCCGGCTCATGAAGGAAAACAAGTTGGTGTAAGATGGCCGATTTTCCGAAGGATTATAATCTCAAAGAATTGACCCTGACGCTTTGCACGGGTGAGATTTGGGACATTCGCTACATCTACCATGAACTGAACATCTTCGAAGACATCTGGTCCCCGACGATGAGTGGGTCCGTGCTCATTTCAGACACACAGAACCGGCTGGCAAACTTTCCGATCTTCGGTTTTGAAACTCTGACTATCGGGCTGGAAACGCCCGGCAAAGGACTCCTGTCCAAAACCTTCCGCGTTTACAGCGCAACCGACCGGCACCTTGGCAAAGACCGGAACCTTGCCTACATCCTCAACTTCTGTGCCGATGAAGCATGGAAAAATTACAAGGTCCGCGTCAGCAAGTCATACAAGAGCAAACAGATCCATGAGATCGTGGCGGACTTGCATAACACTTGGTTGGGCGGCGGCACTATTGAGATTGAGCCGTCGAAGTATATCCACCACATCATCATCCCGAACCTTCACCCGATCCAAGGGATTCAATGGTTGTCCACCCGTGCCAATCCGTCCAGCTACAACGGCGCGAACTATCTCTACTACCAGACCTTCGACAAGTTCTATTGGATTCCCATCGAAAAATGTCTGGAAAAGGGGCCGGTGCAAGACATCATCTATCAACCGGCCAACGTCCGGCAATCCGGCACCCACCATGCGCGCACCATCAATCAAGATTTGGAAGCGATTCAAGCCTACACGGTGGACTTCTACAGCGACGTTCGGGAGAACCAAGAGCAAGGTATGTACGCTTCCGAACTCATCACACACAGTCACGTGCGGAAGAAGTGGGAACGCTTCACGTGGGACTACGTGGGGAATTTCGACAAACACAAGCATCTGTATCCGGGCAACAAGTTGTACTCGAATTCCCGGCAAGACTTGCACAACAAGGCCAACAAATTCAAGATGTACAGTACCGGCGTCGCGCCGTTCTTGAACCAAGTGGACCGATGGTTGCTGGATCGTGTGTCACAATTACAACAGCTACAGAACATCAAGCTGAGCGTGAGTGTCCCCGGCAACAGCAACTTGAAAGTTGGCGATGTCGTCAAGTTTGAAATGCCTTCGCCGGAACCGCCGCAAAACAATCAGCAGATGGTTGATAAACACTATCGCGGCAAGTTTTTGATTTCAGGCATTCGTCACAAGGTTGACCAAAAGCAATATGTGACGGTGCTCGAACTGGTCAAGGACTCCGTATTTGAGGCGTACCCATAATGGATTCCATCATTCCCGGCAAGCTATTTCTAGGTGATCTTGCCGATGCGCTTGACCCGAAATTAGGAGAGAGCATCGACCGTGCGGTCGCTGTGTGTAACGAATACGAAATCAAACATCAGTGTGCGGATAGCTGGCAAGTCGGCTTTTTCGACGGACAGTCAGTTGACAACAAAGTCATCCATCGGGCGGTGTCGCTGATTCATGATGGCATTCATGCCGGACAGCGTGTGTTGATTCACTGTGCCGCCGGGATCAGCCGGTCGCCGATGATTACCGCTTGCTATTTGGTCAAGGCCGGACACTTCGCCAATTACGACGCCGCGCTCAGCTACATTGCCACCCGCCGTCCAAAGATTGATCCGGCGGGCGCGATCTATCGTTCCGGCAAATCCTATTGTGCGACCGGCTTGCGGTTGTCGGAAAAGCCCGAACCCATCATCGTGATACCATAACGGCATGTGCCAAGCATACGCCGCTGAAGCCGCTTACATTCGAAGTGGAGAAGAATGGGCAGCGAAAAAAGGATTCGCCGCCCACCGGGATAATCTTCCGATCACAGAAAATCCCCACATGAGCGGGTACTACAAAGAGGCGTGGGATCACGGCTGGAACTGTCGAAAGGAAGGTATCGTGCCGTGGGCGATTACGTCCCTCTTCCGGGAGAAACAGGAAGAGAAAACCGGCAAGTCTTGCTACGAAAATCCCACCATTGAACAGGCAGACGCGCTGGTATAAACAAGACTATGAAACGCCGCAATTTCATCCATGCCCTGAGTGGTCTTCCTTTCGTGGGAATGCTGGCCGCTTCGACTGTCGAAACGATCATCTATGTCCATGATCTAACGCTGACCCGTCAAAAGGTCGCTGTGTTCGATCTGGACGGAAAGACCTACGGTCTGAAGATGACGGAAGAGTACATCGAAGCGGTACGCGAATGTCACGGCACCGATCCGATTGAGTTGTTGCGGGAATTTGTTTCAACCTGTACCGAATGGACTGTCACGCGCGGCGCGACCCGTATTGAATCCCGGATCGGGCGTATCCCGGAGTATGAAGAAGCGTCGTGTCTCTTTGTCAAGGAATACAAGACCCCCGACGTGCCGGAATATCGCGTGTCGTTCCGCGCCGGGGATCACGGTCTGTTTTGGCGGCTCTAGTCTCTAAATAGGCGTGTGACTACTGTTGACGCCAACACCATCGACGCCGCGATCAAAGCATCGAAACTTCCCGTACTGCTAGTGTTCTTCATGCCGGGTAGCGTGCTCAGCGCCCGCATGGTGAAACGAGTTGGGGAATTGGACCCGACGAAGATCACCGTGCTCTTGGTGGATGTCAATGCTTCATCGGATCTGGTCCGCCGATTCTCCATTCGCAAAGTTCCGCATCTGTTGAAGATTGACGCGACTGGAAATCTGATCGCCGCCGGGGATGTATTGAGCGAAGTGATCGTCGCCGAATAGCCAATTAGTAGTCCATTTGGCCCGCTAAGTAGCCATTATGGATAAGATGTTGTCTGTTGCGAAGACTGCTTTCTATTTCGCGTCTGTCGTCTGTTTGCTTTTTCTGGCCCGCCTTCTGTGGGTCGTTCCCGACCTCATCAAAACTGAAATGGCCGCGACACGTGCCTTGATTGACACCCGCGTGTCATCACTGGAGAAGACCACGGATCGCCAATTGACCGATTGGCGCGCTACCACCGATCAGCAGTTGACGGAGATCCGCACCACCACCGACCGGCGCATCAGCAGTTTGGAGAAGACCATGGATCGGCATCTGGTAGCACTGGAAGGCGAAACCCTGAAACGGGTCGATCAGTTGGTGGCATCCGCTGACCGGAACCTGACCAATGTAGCGGGTGGGGTGAACGATCTGACGAAAACCTATGCGGCACTCCCGGAGCGGATGAACACTTCGCTCAAGCCATTCACGAACTGTGAAGAGAACGACTTCTGTTGGCAGAACCTTGTGACCGATTCTATGGTGTCTTTCCGCGCCGCCAGCCGCGACACATCGGCCACGATGCAGGGGATTTCGACGACCATCCCGATGATCGCTTCTGATGTCAAGAAGAGCACGGACGCCTTCGCAACACAGTTCCCGATCATCGTCCAGAACACCAGCAACATCACGGCCAACATTGATCGGTTGACCAAACCGAAGTGGTATGACCGGGCGATTGGTTACGCGGCGAACGGTACGCTGATCTGGTTCAATATCAACCGGGCCTTGACGCCATCCGTGACGCTGACCAAATAAAAAAATGGCGGGCCGATACACTGGCCCGCCGTAGCAAGAGAAAAAGCGCGAACCTCTCACAGCGCACGCTTACCCATCATTATACGTCAGTTCACCGTATTGTTTTTGGGATTGCACGCGCACTTGTCATCGCAACAGCTATCGCCGGATTCCGGGTAGGTCACCGGGGCGTTCAGGACGTGTTGTTTGCCGATGAACCTCTTTTCGAATTTGGGTTCCCACGGGAACTTCCCTTTCGTGTCGGTCCAGACCATCTGGAGAGCGTCGAACTCCGGGCCGTTGTAGTTGTACGCCATGCCGACCCAATCTGCGTTCTTCCGATCCACCACGACGAACTGTGTGGGGAAGTTGGCAAGTTCGTCGTAGTTCTTGCCCGGCTCAAACCGCTGGCCGTCCCCGATCATCTTCACAATGTTTTGCAGGAAGACGTAGGCCGTTTGGACCGGCAAACCGTGGATCACGATTTCGGGATGGTTGAACTTCTCCATCAAACCGACCGTGTAGCAAATACCAAGCGACGGCACACCCGTCACGATCCACCCGTATTCCAGCATCTTTGCGGCCAAGGGAACGGGCAATCGGAGAAGTCGTTCTTCATTCATGCCAAGAGTATAACACGCATTTGACATACAAGTCAATGCATGATACGCTATTTCTATGGCAAGAGCCGCAACCAAGAAAGCCGCGCCGCCGGTGGAATATGCGAACGTTCGCACGACGATGCAACGAAAATTCGCAATCATCCTGACCGATGAGCAGATCAAGAAGTACTCCGATCTTCACCCGATCACCAAAAGAGATTCCCGTGACGATGTGTGCGATACGATTGACCGGGACATCCTGATCGACGCCATCGTCGAAGACCTGTTAGGTGCGCCGTGGCACTGGCCGATGAATATGGACTCACCGGCCTATGCGCAAGAGTTCTATCAGAAGTTCCACGACGCCTGTCTGGAAAAGGGGATCAAGCTAGACGAAGAGAAGTGGTATAAAGACTAGTATGCTTTTCGACATTCTGAAATACGTCACCAGTGGTTTTTGGGTGTTCATCGGATGCTTCATTATCTTGATCCTCTTCGTGAACGGGATGGTGAATCTGGTGGCCCGTTTGCGTGGCATTCCTGCCTATCCGTCGAAGTGTCCGCGATGTGGGTACGACCACGACAAGACAGAAGACGACTAGGCTTTTTTTCGTGGACTTTTCTTGGCCGCTTTCTTTACGGCCTTCTTCGCCGGAGATTTCTTCGTGGGAGCGGCTTCTTTTTTCTTAGTCGCCTTGGGTGGTTTGGGCGGATCGGGAACAGGTTCCGTTTCGGGAAGAACCGCCGTAGACTTCGGTTTCTTCTTTTTGTCCCCCGCCGGGTTTTCATAGGCCCGGCGTTCTGCGTCTGTGAGCCGGGCTAACACGGTGTCCCGGAATCGCGCGATGGTCACTTTCTCTTTGTCGTTCGGATCTTTGAGTTCCATCATGGTGTCCCGCCCGCCAATGAGGAACCGTCCTTCCGCCGTCGCGCTGATAATGCGGAAGTCTTCCCCCGGATGAAACACAGCGACCTTCACGTCTTTCTCTTCCATGTGAATGATTTCACATGCGAAAGCCCGTGAAGGTCCTTTTGACTCTTTGTAGAGCAGAACGAATTGCTGTCCTAGTTGCACGTAGACATTTAGGACAGTAGCGGTTTATGGTACCGCGCCAAGGTCCTGAACGATTGCGACCGTGACGTTATTGCCCGCGCCGCCGTCAGTGATGCTGATCCCGGTACCGGCGGTCAACACACGTTCATTGGAAAGTGTTCCATCGTTCGCCAGACAGACGAACTGTGCGCTTGAGGAAACGCCGCCGGTCTGATTGATTGTCACGTTCGTGCGATTCGTCGGGGTGTCGTCCACCACATCAATGCTGATGCCGGTGCCGTCAATGAAGTTCAGTTCGCGCCGGGTGCCGACCAGTGTTCCGCCCTTGGACAGCCGCAAACGCTGGACGACCGTATCCGCCGTCTGTGCGATGGTAGGATCGCCGCTGACGCCATCGCCGTTGGTGATGCTGATACCTGTGCCCGCCGTCAATGTGCGCGTCGCTACGGTGCTGGTAGCCGTCTTCGCCACGATGCCGATAGACGACCCCAATCCCACGAAGTTGGTCAGTAGCGTGTTCTGAGCCTGATATGCCGTATTGGACGCGGCGGTGATGCGTCCGTAGACATCTACCGTCAGGGTGTTGTACGTGCCCGCTCCGACGCCCGTTGTCGCCAGATCGACGCCACTCCCACCGACGACGATGCGGCTGGCATTGGCCGTGCGAACGCTGAGGGTGTTGCCGACTTTCGAAAGACCATCGCCCGCCGCCACATTGTTCGCCCCGGAGAACTGGACCCAATCGAGTCCGGTGGTGTCCAAGGTGATCGGCGCATCAGTAGCAAGGACCCATGCAGTGTCGCCATTGACAGATCCTTCCGTGACCAAGACGAACGTGCCCGGCAGCATTTCATCGCTGGTGTTAGAGTCCGCCGCCCGGCTGAGTGGTGTGGACGGTCCAGCAAACACATAGATGCCGTTCTGTGACGTGGTGGTCTGATCCTTGAGCAAGATCCGATCACCGTTGACAAGCGTAACGCCGTCAATTGTGGTGCCCGGCAAGGTCAGGTTGATGTTCGCTGTAGATGCGGCCCGAACTGATTCTTTGAACTCCAAACCAACGCGCGCGGAATCCACATACGCCTTCGTTGCCGCGTCTTGTGGATTCGTCGGGTCCAACAGGTTGATGATCTTCTGTGTGTTCAGATTGACAGATCCCGTGGGTGCCGTCAATTGGTCAATCCGGTTGGTCTGAACCGTCGCATTGAAATCAGTGATCTTAGCCGATGTCAGGCTTGGGATGTCCGCCGCCGATAGAACTGTTGCGGCGGTCACCCGGCCTTGAGCATTGACAGTGACCTTCGTGTATTGAGCCGGGGAAATTCCAAGATCGCTGAGATCAACGGTTGTTTTGTTACCGGCATTGTCGTCCGTTACCGCGAAGGCTGGCGCAAAATTCAGAGCGGCCCGCGCCGGTCCCGGCGTGCTGTTCGTTTGGACTTGTTGATACACCACGCTGGCCGGTAGATCGTCCAGTTTCGATTTGTCCGAAGCTGACATGAACCCCGCCACAACGGGTGAGGCATTGCCGTGAACGTGGTTTTCCTTCGCCAATGGATATCCACCAAGCGTCGAACCATCATGAACTACGACTGTCCATTTCGTCGTGTCAATGGTCACTTCACGTTGTTTGCCCGTGAAGCTCGAATGTTCGGCGGTGGTGCCACCGCGCCGTTGAATTGGTACGCCCATTAGCTCAGATCCCCTTCATCTAGGACGATGCCGCCCTGTTGTACTGATACCGTGGTGCCGCTGGTGACCACGTATTGTTGTTTCTCGTTCATGGTGCCTTGCCGGACTTGTGCTCCCCAAAAATAGTTCGCGTTGGTCGCCGATCCGTTATAGGTCACTGTGCCGTCGCTTGTGGTCATGACGATATCAAACGTCTTGGTGACGTTGGTTGTCTGTGTGGTTTCTACCAAGCACCGATACCATCCATTGCCGACATTCACAATCGTGGCCTTTGCGCTGGCTCCGACCGTGCCTACTGTTCCGGTGTTGATGTTGAACCATGCCCGGCGACCAGTTTCACCGTTGATGTTTTGTCCGATGCAAATCCAATCGAGCGACTGTTTTTTGGCGTAAACGCTAATGACAATAGCCGTTCCGTCTGCCAGAGTACTGTAAGTTGCCCCGACGCCGTGCCGCCCCGATCCGCTTCCTTCCAAAAGACGCCGCCCCGTATTTGTGCCGTTCGGTGCCGCGATGTTGGTGGCCGGTACCGTCGTGCCGGTGTACTTGTTCCACGCGACATTTTCAAAGGCTTCGCTGTAGGTGAGCAGATTTTCCAGACGATCCAATCCGCGCATGGCATTTTGGAAAGTGAATCCGCTGAGTGATTGAATCTCCGCTGCGACTTGGTTGTGATGGTAGGCGAAGATGTATCCCAATACAGGGGTGTTGTCAGTATGTGCGACAGCAGTGGTGCCGCTGACACCACGAATGCACGGAGTCAAGTTGTTGCCACTTCGCCCGGCCACGGAGATGATTTCGTCGTCAATCCCGATGAGACACGGCGTTTCAAACACCGAACCATCGCTGACAGGAATCGAAGTTTGGGTGTCGTCGATATCCGCCGTGAGTGGAGATTGCGCATTGTCCGAAGCGACCATAAGGATGGAATCCGTAGGGATCGCATACGGGAATGTTGAAGTATTTGGGTTCGCCATGCTGACTGGTATTTAGAAGTAAAACTTCGGGTTGTTGATAAGACTGGACACCGTTGGGTCGAATTCGGGCCGGACCAAAATTTCGACAGCGATATGCTGGACAAAAGTCGGTGTGATCGCCGCGTCGCGAACCCTTTCCAATGCCATGTGATTGACGACTGCCGGGATACTGAACGAATTGCGGAACCATTCAAGCGCCACATGATTGATGACCGCTGGCGGGAACGGCTGGACGACATATTCCAACGCGATGTGATTGATAACCGCTGGCGGATTCGGAGCATTCCGCAACGATTCCAGCGCCACTTGCTGAACAAATGACGGGGTGGTGTCGATTTCTGTTTTCTGGCGAAGGACTTCCGTCGCCACTGAAGTGAGGTTGACCGGCGGGTCCGGGTTGGCTCCCTTCAGGAGTTCGTGAGCGACTTGGGTCAGGTTAACCTTGGCCTTGATGGAGTACATCACTTCCAAGGCGCACTGTTGAATCAAAGCATAACGCAACGCACTGATTTGATTGCCGATTGCTTCAACAGCTTCTTGCTGAATCCACCCGACATTGAGTTGCCGAAGGACTTCCACGGCTGTCTGTGTGTGCCGCGCCCGGCTTCCCGGAGAGATCAAAACTTCATGGGCGACCTGTGTTAAACGAGCATTGGAACTGACCTGTGCCAGAACTTCGGTGGTGACTTGTGTGTTCCGGGCATACGTCAGGTTGTCCAATGTGCCGACCCAATTGGCCGTATATCCCGAATAGAAGTCGGTCGTCCAAGATGTCGTTCCGCTCAGAGTGCTGGACTCCGGGGTGACATCCTGTTCCATTACGCTGTACACATTCAGATTGACCGGCAACCAATCATATCCGGTGTTCAGGACTGACCGGGGCTGTTTGAAGTTGGCGGCGGGGTAGTTGGTGTATCCCCATGCCAACCGTCGATCATAGTACCCGGCATACAGATCGCTGAACCGCGCCGTGACGCCGCTGAGCACCATCGAACCGGAAATGGTTTCTTGAGCTTCGACGGATCGGTTGTTCGTGACGACGCCACCGTACATACCCGTTTCAATGGTTACGGACGCATTGGCGTTACAAGTGAGCGTACCGGCCACAGGCATAGATGCCGGTGTGCCGGTTTCTTCCTTGGTCAGAATTGCAGTGAGACTTCCCGTGGCGGACATGGTAGCCGCCCCGTTGACCAATACACCCGCTCCGACTTGTAGAGACACGGTGATCGCAGCGGTGCCATTGATAATGTCGCCACCGCCCGCTGTGCGCAAGATACCCGTGTCATAGAAATAGCTTGCGTATGCAGAAGAGGCATTGGTGACGCCATGCGTGGAATTGACAAAGGTGATAACCCCGCCGCCGCCCCGCGATAGCTTGGATGAAGCTGTGAAGGAAAGGGAAGACGGGATCGGCACATGCGCCGCTGTCCAAACACTATCACCCTCGAAAAGTGCCGCTGTTGTGAAAAAATTGGTTGTGGTTGGGATAACCGGAATGAATTGTGGAATATCCGTATCATCCGAACCAGACCAAATTTTGTACGTGCCAATAGCATTGCTTTCCGGTCGCAAGCCATGTGTCTCTACAAAGTCAATGACACCGCCACCGCCCCGCGACAGTTTGGCTGAAGCTGTGAAAGAAAGGGAAGACGGAATAGCAACATTGGCCCCACGTAGGTTATACGTGAGGGCCTTGATTGCTGTCGTGTTCGCTGTCCAGCTATTCGAAATTAGCTGAAGCGTGAATGTCTGTCTTCCGGGCACGCCGTCGTTTCCTTACGGCACCACAATTGCTAGAGATCCGCGAATAGGTTGTGCGATGCCGACGTTGTTGTGTGTGATAATTTGCCAGTTGCGGGAGTCAATGTTAGACAGAATCGTGTCCATGACGTAGGCATCAGATGAGACAAATGCGTCCCACAATTGACCTTTGAGTGTGCCTTCGGTTGTGTTGGTAGTCCCCCATCCAATCAAAGGATCGGCCAGAATAGCACTTCCATCATGCCAGTAACGATGAACTGATGCGGTTTGTCCATTGTAGGCGGAAAGCATTGTCACCAAGTATTGATTGGCGGATGTCGTAACGACTTGGTTCTCCCAAAAATAGCCGTTACATAGATTTTGGGTTTGTGCCGCTCCGCTGAAGGTGTATCCGTAGTCCACACCCAAAATCACACGGAAACACAAACGACATCCGTAGTTGCCCGCACTGGTCGTGTCGGTGTCACTGGAAGCATTCGCTTGTAACCACGCGGCTTCCCAAATCTTCCCGCAGAGGAAAGAAGGAAGATATGGCACACCAAAAGCACCGAACGTTCGGTTTTCGAGCGTGCCCGGCGACATGATGAAGACTTGATATTTGTTGGCAATCACCCGCCATCCACGGGCGGTAAGCGGTAGTAATTGGATGCCGTTTCCTGTTCCGTTAGCACCAGCTTTGCTTCCCGGCACGTTTTCAATGGAGACAACCGCACAGTTGTTGCCATTGTCACGGATGCGTGCTCGAATTCGAAGATTCTGTGGATCGGGCGATAGCGACGACTGCATCAAAAGGTTCGTTGTGTTTGAACCAGAAATCGTAATCCATCCCGCCGCCAACAACGCTGTTTCAATGCCGTTGATGATCTGTTGTTTGGTTGAACCCACAAAGTTGTAGGCGACATTTGCGCCGCCGTGATATGTGGTTGCCACCAGACCAAGCAACGTATTACAGTTGTTGGCCGGGGAGTTGACCACGATGGTGGAGCTTGCTCCAAGGGCATTGGTTGTCCGAATTCGAACGTAGGTAGCAGAATTCACTGTCACTACGCTAGCTACCGCGCCGGTCAGAGCACTCAAGTCGGCTACGATGTCCGCCGCCGTGCGGGTACCGGTGGTCAATGAAAAGACTTGGTTGCCGGTTCCGTTGACATTGATGGATAGCTGATTGTTCGATTCCGTCACAACATACGGTCCCGCGACGTTGCAGCAGAGATCCGCATTCTTATCAACATATTGAATTGCCATGTTTTTGTTTTTGTTTCTTCTCCCTGTTTAGCTGATTGCGGTCATCAGTGCGCCGCGCGCGTTTTCGTTGGTCCCGTAGTTGTTGATGGTCATAGGCAAAAATGTCCTACCGTCAAGGGTGAACGTGTGATTCGGCTGATATGGTCCACCGACCGCGATATAGGATTCCCACAATTGGCCGCGTATCTTCGCTTCATCGGTCTGTGCGGTGAGTCCCCATGCAATCAAGGGGTCAACCATGAAC